AGATAGATAAGTACTTCGATATTATTTTCTCTCATGATATTGAAAAGGCTAAAAAGAGAAGCCTAAGGATAATTAATGAAGACTTTACTGAAAGATTAATCGATAGAAGAATGTTCGTTGAACTAAAAAAATATATCGACGAAAAGTAGAAAGTCTGAAAGATATTTCGTATATTTAAGTATAGTTAAAAAGATAAAATAATAGGTTATGACAGTTGTAGATTTTATGAAAGGTAGAGAAGGTGAATTTAGATTTGTTCTTAAAGGAAGAAATGGATTCAGTATTAGTCACGCTTCACCAACTATGAATGCTACTTTCAATACGCATTTAGAGTTGACTCTATCTATGGGTAAAAAAGGAGTTGTTCAGACAGTTGAGTTTAATCCTGAAGGTAAAGGAGCTTGGATGCCTATCTTTCAACGTAAAGGTAAGAAGATCTTCATTGATAAACAATTATTAAATGTTCTTACTGTTGGAACTATTAATGAATTATATCAGAATACTGAACTATACAATCAAGATCAGTATAAGTTAAATGGAGCTAAGACATGGGCTGACTTAGCTTATGGTAAAAACGAACTTGAAACAGTTAAATAATAAAGGTATGCAAAAGAAAACTTTTAACGATATTAAATTTGGTCCTCATCCAGTAGGAACTGGAATCCTTGGTACAATAAACATAAATGGTTTAACTCTGAGTGTTATTGCCGGAAAAGGATTCTACAGTACTTCTAATAGTGATGTTGATCCCTTTTTTCAAACTGCTGATGATTACAGCGCATTCGAGATTGCTGTCGTGGATCAAGATGGTGCTTATATAACTGATAAGTTCTTTGATGATGATCATGACAATGGAGTACGTGGCTGGCTTAGTCGAGATGATATCAATCATCTTATTTTAAAACTATAGCATAAAATAATTTTATGTTTAGTAGGAGAATTGAAATATAATTCTTATATTTAAGTATAGTTAAAAAGATAAATAATAGGTTATGAGTTCAATTATTAATACAATCATTAGTGCATTTCGATTTATTACTGGTCAAGAATCTTATGATGAGATATCTGATAATGCAAAGTTAGTAGGAATTGCTATGGTAGTATTCCTTGTATGGTTTGCTCTTCTTATTACTCAGGATGCTAATCCTGAAATACTTTAATTAGTAGTAGGAAGTCTGAAGATAATTTCTTATCTTTAAGTATAGTTAAAAAGTTAAAATAAAGGTTATGAATAGCAAGATTGTAAAAATGAAGGATATAAACTTCGATGAGAGTTTATTTATCCCTATGGAGACTGGTAAAGTCGTTGATAATTTATTAAGTGGTACTGGAGGATTAATGAAAGGATGTAACTTCGCTTTTGTTGGAGATCCTGGTGTTGGTAAGTCTACTGTATTGTTAGATATCTTAGCTGACCTTCAGAAGAATGGTAGTAATGTATTATTTGTTTCTGGAGAGATGAATGCTATCGATATGTATGGTTACGTTAAGCGTTTCCCGAAGTTCGGTAATCTTCCGATCTTATTTATGGGTGATCATTTAGATAGCGATCCTCTGCAAGTATTAGAGAGTACTTTTAAGAAAGGATTCGATACTGTACTTATCGATAGTATGGCTGAGATCGTAACTGTTGTTAGTGATTACCATCGTTGTACTAATAAGCAAGCTGAGACTATGATCTTAAATCTTTATGAGAAGCATAACTTAGCTAACAACGATACTAATACTCATACGACGTTTATGATAATACAGCAGGTTACTAAGACTGGAAACTTTGCTGGTAGTAATCGCTTTAAGCATATGCTAACTGGAATGTGTCATATGATATTCGAATCTGAAGATCAGCGATTGATGTTCTTTAGTAAGAATCGCCGAGGAAGTAAAACTCGTCGACTATACTTTGATTTAGGTGCTGGTGGATCTGTTACTTGGATACATCCTGATTCTGTAACTACTGAAGCATAAGATTATGGATATGACTAGAAAAGAAGCAAGCGGAAGAGCTAATAGCTATTTGAAGGAATTGATTATAGGGTATTTTCGAGAAGCAGAAGTGCAAGAAGATAGCAGCGGTTTAAATTACGTTAGTATTTATAATCAGTATGGTAGAAGAATTCCATGGTTATATTATAGACGAGAGAATTTATGGAATGCTAGTCCTTTGGAGGTTAATTGTGGAGGAGGGTTACCTGGTTGTCCTAAATCAGTAATAGAGAAAGTAGTTGAGATTAATTACAAGTTTAATGATGGGATGGAAGCAGGAGGAATATGGAATGTTTTAAATTAGAATTATGGCAAAAAAATTAATAAAAATGGAATCGTATACAACCATCTGTTGGTATGAAGCTGAGATTACTGACGAGCAAGCTGAGTTATTTGAGAACGATCAAGATAAGTTTTATGAGCTCCATTATGATGATATTGATGGGGTAATGGAATTACAAAGAGATAAGATTGTAAATGAAGAAACAGAATTCAGTGTCGAAGGATAATACATTCTGGGAGATCCAATATGGACATAAGCCTAGTTTATTTCCGTCTAAGTTTTATGTCTTTGCCGGAAGTAAAAGAGAAGCTAAAAAGTCTGTGAAGGATAGATGGCATGGACATGAGTATGCTTGCGATACTAAAATAATTAAGATAGTAAAAAAGGAAGAAGGTTGGAGACCTTGGAAAGATTAAATTTAAATTATGAGTGTAGAAGAACATATAAATCAGTGGTACGATAATCTTATTGAAATGAACTTCTTTAAGCAAGAAGAAATCGATGAGGCGTTTGGTACGAAAGCTTTCTATGAGATTGCAACAGAGGTTTGTAGTATGAATGATCTTCTTTATGATGATCCAACTCCTAATGAAAAGCAGTTCGGAGAGATACTTCAGGAGGTTGTTGTTTATGCAACTGCATTGAGTTTGAAAGAGAAAGGATTGGTGGAATTAGATGAAGAAAGAAACATGACTGTGACTGAAGAAGGTTATAACTACTTCATGAATCTTAACGATTTTGGTAACATAAATTTTAACTAATGAGTTGGGGAAGAGCAATGCGAAACTTGAATAGATTCTTTAGGGCTTTAATTGCTATCCTTTTCACTCTGTTATTATTTATATGCGTAAATGTTCTTGGTTCATGTACTACCAAAAAAGAGATAAGCATAGAGGTGGAAGAGCTTTGTATCGATCATTATCATGAGAATTTTTACTTAGAAAATTATGATTATTGGTTGTGTTTAACTTGTGATGCAGTTTGTAGAATTGATACTTTTTATATAGCAGAATGAAATATTTAATAATAACTTTTATACTTAACTTTGCATTACAAGCTAATGCTCAATCGGCTTATTTTCATACTTCAAAAGATGATATTGAGAAGGTAGCAAAGAAGGATGGTTATAGAGTTTCTACTGAAATGAAAATGGTAGGTGAAACTATGAATATTATTTACTATCTTAAGAAAGATGATATAATAATTAGAGTTGGATACGTTCCAGATATGAACATGCCCGCTTGGATTAATTACACAGAAGAGTAGATATTTATAGTGATGATACAACAAGCATTATTAATCGTAGGAGGAATAGTTATAACGACTGGACTGATTACATATTTACTTTTAAGAAAGAAATGAAAATATTTTTATTGGTTAAAAAATTATTAGATAAATTTAGACGTAAAAGACCTTCAGTATGGGATATAAATCTTACCCCGGAGGGTGAATTTTTTGATGGTGACGATAGTTACGAAATTGAATAATATGACTGAAATTAAAAATGGTTGGGTGCCGGATCCTAAATGGCATGCGTATATAAGTTTTCTTAAATCGTCAGTTCGATTAGTAGGATATGGATTCATACCTTTTAACTTACTAACAGCAGCTGTTTTATTAGCTGGAGCTGAATTGTTAGGTATTATAGAGGAGATGGTATGAAGCGATTACAAATTATGGCATACAATCCATGGAAAATAGATCTTGAAGATATATCATGGGGTAGAGGATATACTGATGATAATTTATATGATATTATTGATAAAGCTAGAAAAGAATATCCTAAGCATAGTATAACTCTGTATTTTGATAATGGTAAAATTAAAACTTATAATCCATTATACAGAGTACAAAAATATGTTTGATGGAAACAGTAAGCCTTTTATTTTTATTAGTATGTACTTTAATAGCTTTAGCAACAACCTTAAATGATTAAATGATTAAAATATTTTTACTCTCTTTACAGTTCTTTACTCCTATAACTCCATATTATAGTGCTCTTAATACTAATGGAGGTTGGTTAACTATGACACTCCAAACTGAAGACTCTTCTTGTACTGCATGTGGTGATTTTAATATTGTATATGAAGATGCGGATGCAACTTTAGGGTTTGATGCTTTGTATGATGGTTATAATCTTCCATCACAAGAGCCTACTCCTACATTATTTACTATGCTGCCTGGAGATGATTTTATTTCTTTATCTAACTTTAACGGTTTAGCAGTTCAATGCTTCCCTAACTTAGGAATGGATTCTATAAAACTAGGGGCAGTAAGTTATAGAGATAGCGCTATGTTTACTTTTTATACTGGAGGTAATATTACATCAGCCACCTTGCATGATAAATTATTAAATACATTTACTCCTATTGATTCCGGAAGCACATATTCCTTTATAGTGGATAGCTTAGGATGGAATGAGAAAGTAGATGATAGATTTGTATTACATTTTCATAGAGATACATTATTGGTATTAGATCTAGAGCAGGATGGTATACAAGTTAATAATATATTAGATATAAACTATCCAGTTAGATATTATAATTTATCTGGAGAGCAGATAGACGAGCCTAGAAGTATTTGTATACGAGTAGTAGGTATTAGAGAACCTGAATTAATAATAGTAAAAGAATGAGAAAGCCTTGGTTTAAAGTTATATTTTCGATAGCAATTATTATTGCAAGTATCCCTTCTGTAGTAACAGATATTAGGGAAGGATTTAGTGGAACGTATACTCATTATGGTACGCTTCTGATTGGTATTAGTTATTTTATTGAGTCCTTATTTTGGGTACTTGAGATGTGGATAACTGATGTGAATAAAATTATAGATGAAGGGTTAGATGGGTATGATGGATTTGAAGAAGAGGTAGGTAAATGGATAATTGATCCTAATGCTAGAGATAAAGAGGCATGGGATAAAGAATGGAAAAGAACAAATAAATAAATTGATATGGTAGATGCATTAATTATTATTGGATGTTTAACATTCATATTTGGTATATTTTATTATGTAGGAGAAACAATGTTTGATAATTTAGAAGATGATGAAGATGGGACAGAATAGCTATGATAGACATATGGTAAACAAAAACTATAACGGACAAAGAACAAGAGTAAGAGGTGAGAGGAGTAATCCAGTTATATCAAGAGGTATAGTAGAGATGGATACAATAGAAGAAATACTTTATAAAGCCTATAATAAAAATAAGTTTAATGAGGTAAGAGATAGAGCTATGGATATTATAGTAGAGAATAATAATAGAGTAATAAGTAGATTAGAAGCTTATACAATGGCTTATAATGAGATAATAGATAATAATGATGTATAAGTTTGAATTAGACCTAATAGAACAAATGGTAGAAGAGTTAGGTGAAGAGAATAGAGTATTACTAGAACATATGGCTACTAAGTATCAATATGATGATATGTCGTTATCTAGAGAAAAAGCTTATAAGAAGGCATTTAACTATGTGAAAGAGGAAGTGTATAAAAATAATCAAAGTGTAGAATAAAAGAATATGAATCTATTAAACCAATACAAAGAATATATTAACTTCATGAGAGATAGTTCTGATGTAGTGGTATTAGCGTTAGTAGCATTTATATTTGGAAGTTATATCATAATTGATAAAGTTATTAACTACGTTAATAAAATTCATAATGATGATAACAATAATTAATATTTTAGTGATATTGTATGTATTAAAAGTGATAAGAGAAGAGTATAAAGATTATATTGATAATAAGAAATACTAGTGTGTAGGTTAGATAGGCACGTTGATTTATCATAAAAAAATTATATCAGGGGTATCCATCCCAATTAAACAACTTTTTTTTCTAGCAAAATTTATATATTCGATATCGATCGATTCGATAGGAAGGCCAACAAAGTAGTAAAGATAGTTGGAGGCCTGAGATATATTTCTTATATTTAAGATATAGTTAAAAAGATAATAAAGGTTATGAGTAATATCAACATCAGCAAAATGAATCAGGAAGCCCTTCAAGCAATTGGTGAGGGGGAGTTTATTAAGTTTGAATACAAGCATCCAGTACTAGAGGATAAGAGAGCTTTATTTACTTTTGTAGGCCATGAGGCTAAAACTAAAGGTGAAACATTCTATACAGTAGAGCGTCTAGGTCAAGAGATGAATGTAGATTATATTAAAGATGGTATTCTGAAAGTGTATAACTTTGATATGATGGGTCAACGTACAACATACCAGTTTGATCTATCTAAGATTGTGGTCCTAGGCTATACCTTCAATAATGAGGCTTACCGCACTAAGGGAGTTGTTGCGTAACTGGCAAAGATAATTCACAAAACAGTTGGAAGTACGAAAGATAATTCGTATATTTAATATAAGTTAAAAAGATAAATAATAGGTTATGATTTTACAAAGTAGTTCAAAGGTTAAGAAAGGTTCAAAGTTCGCTAAAGGTGAAGGTAATGATTGTGTGGTGTTAGCTATCGCTAATGCAATGGGAGTAGATTATGATACTGCTCATACTTATGCTCGTCGTCAATTAAACCGTAGAGATGGTAGAGGGGTTCAAACCGTAAACATTCATAGTGAGTTCGGAAAAGGAAATATTAAAGTCGGAGATAGAGAAGCTACCTTTACTCAAATGCTAGGACTTCAAATTAAAAACCGATACGTAGTCAAAGGAGAGACAATAGATAGACAGAAGACATTAAAGTCATTTATCCAGTCTCATCCTAAAGGAACATATATAGTACTAGTAGCAAACCATGCTCTAGTAGTAAAAGATGGTATATTGATAGATCACCCTGGATTAGAGTTTAAGCCTACTAGAAAGGTTAAGGCTGCATATAACGTTACTCTTAAGGGATCTTATCAAAAACAATTAACCTTATTTTAACTGTAGATCGAGTAGAACTAGGATATCCTGAAATATTGGATATCTTGGTTTTCTCGGTTATTTCGGAAAAATAGGAAAACGCGGAAATCTTGGAAAATTAGGAAAAAGCAAAAAATGTAGTTTTTTTCCATATAGAGGTAAAACCGTAAAAAATCTTCCCAGAGTGGTGGATATAGAAATGATAGATTTTTGAGATAGAAACGGGTATATATTCTTGTTATATAGGGTATATATTTAAATATTGAATATATAAAACAATAAGCTTAGTAAAAAGATATTTATTAATATTAAGAACAAAGCATTCCAATGAACTACAAAAAAATCATCATGAAAGAAGTTTATAGCAAAATGAAAGAGAAATTAGACAAAGAGATGCATGAACTAATTGTACCAGAAGCTTCAGATGAAGATATTGAAAATCAGAAAAAAATGAATCAAGAGTTAGAAAAAACTAAAGAACTTAGAGATAAGCTACAAACAGAAGCGGATGCAGATGATATTAAGAGAGCACAAGATCTTAATAAGGAATTAGAGACTACTAAAAAGCATGCCGATGATTTAACTAAAGCAAGTGCAGCTTCACCTATTGCAGAAAAGATTGCTCAAAAAGTAAGAGAAAGACTTAATAAAGAGGATATTGAAGAAGCTAAAGAGTCAACAGCAGATATTAAACAAGCAATTAAAGATTTAGTTCAGAAGCTTAAAGATCAAAACGATCATTTATACCCAGAAGGAGCCAAAGATTTAGCTATCGATATGATTAAAAAGATGGATATCAAAGAAGCATTAGAGTCAATGGGTACCGCAGATGAGGATACCATGAAATATTTACTACAAGATATAGGTAGAGAAGAATTAGTAAACTTTGAAAAACAATTTGTAGAAATGTTTGATACTCTTAGAGACATTAGATATGATGGTAGTGAGCAGTTAAGTAAAGGAGCATCAGAGATTAGTCAGAGAATTCATAACTTTATTACTATATTTAGACAAGCAATTAAAGGTAATCCGGTAATTAAAGAAGAAACTATTGATGAAGGTCTTTTAGATCAAAAATCTCCTCAAGAGATTAAAAGAATGCATAAAACATTAAAAGATGCCGCTACTCTTGTTAATGATTTTCTATATTACGGAACCGATAAACAACAAATGTTAGCCGATAAAATTCATGGTACCGGTGGAATGTATAAATTAATGGCTACATTACAAGATGAACTTGAAAAAAGAGAAGGTGCACTAGATGAAGGTAAAACCGAATCTTTAACCAACAACCACTCTAACCCAGTGACAGAAGAATTCAGCGCCGGTCGATTAAAAAGGGTTCAAGATGATTTAATGAAACTCATTCATAAAATCGCCGACAAAGAAGAGATAGGTAAGAAAGAGGCTATCAAAAGAGCTATTATAGCTTTGCAAGATGCCCATAAAGGAAATATTTACGAGATAATTAGTAAATTAGGGTAAAGGAATATATATAACTAACGAATTAAAAAAATTATGAGCGACACGAATTTTAACTATAAAAAATATGTAAGTAATAACCCTTTATTAGCTGAGGCGGATACTACACCTAGAAAAGTTACTCCAATTGGAAATGTAGCTGCTGGAGATATTGCAACTAGATTTGATGATAAGGAGTTTACTGTAATTACTACCGGTACTCTTGGAGATCTTAAAAAATATGATGTTGAAAAGGTAACTAAGGATATCGATCCTGATACTGAAGCGATTGCTGTTGAGGATCCGAACACCGGTTACGCTGTTTATACTTATGATCTTGGAGGAGCTGTTGTTTTTGAAGAAGGAGCTTTAGATGAGGAAGAAAGAAAAGAAGTAAGACCCGGTGTAAGATCAGCGGCTATTAAATTAGGTATGGCCCCAGACCATATTTATGATACTGATAAAAAAGGGAAGAAAAAAGTAAATGAGGTTGAAGATAGAACTGAAGCCTTAGATAAACTTAGAGATATTCTTGAGGATCTAAAATATATGTCTAGAGAAGCCAATGAATTACTAAGTAGTTATTTTCCAACTGCTCATTCTCGTGCGGAAGCATATGGTGCTCTTGATTTTGGAACATCATCTAATAGATATGATGTTACTTTAGAAAATATTATTGATGGTCTTGAGCGCGGTGTTGACGTTGATTAATCATGAAACTATTTCCTCTTATAAAAGAAATTATCTCTGAAGTTGGAGAAGGTACAGCTAAACCTTACAGCTATACTTCTAGACATGGTATACAAAGAGGTCAGCAGGGTAATGCAGCATATGATACTGCTTCCTTTACAACAGAGGATGGTGATAGATATGAAGTACAGTTAAATGCATATTGGGGTGATAATTATTGGGCAAAAGAGGTAGGTAATCACTTTACAATAGACTTTTATCTTACAGATGAACTTTCAGGATTTAATGATGCAGAGACTGTTGTAAATAAAGGACGATTATTCAGAGTAATGGCTACTATTGTACAGATAGCTAAAGAATTCATGGATCTAGTCGATTATAAGGAAAATTATATTGATCAATTAATAATATCACCAACGAAAACAGAAGGCTATTATGATGATAGACGTGCTAATCTTTATATGGCATATATAAAGAAGCATTTACCTATTAAAAGAATCAATTATGATGGTGATGAAATTATAGCAATATTAAAATGATTAAACTTACCAACATATTAAAAGAAATTATATCTGAAGTTGGAGAAGGATCTGCTAATCCGTATTCTTATAGTGTAAATGATAATGTCTTCAGAGGCAGCTCTAAAAATGTGGCAGGTAGAGATGTTACCTTCACAACAGAAGATGGAGATGATTATATAGTAAGCTTTGCTGCGTATTATGGAAATCATTCAAATGCAGAAGGAAGAGGACCATATTTTAAAGTTGACTTTACTACAGTAGATGAATATGGATACGAAGATAGAGCTGATCGTGTTGTAAATAAGGGTAGATTATTTAGAATTATGGCTACTATTGTAAAAGCTACCAAAGAATTCCTAAATGATATTGATTATAAGGAAAAAGGTATTAAAAAAATGTTAGTATTTCCTGCTAAATCTGATTTTGGTGATGATAGACGGGCTAACCTTTATTCAGCATATATTAAAAAGCAATTACCTGTTAGTGATGTTACCTATGATGGTAAATTAATGGTAGCATTTTTAAAATAAAAAAAATATATTTATAATAATAAGATTATGGATAATTTTAACTATAAAAAATATTTAAAAAATAACCCACTTTTATCTGAGGAGGATTCTATAAAAGAAGGTAAAAGATTATTCCATTATACTATTCCAAAAAATGAATTCGGAATGACTAGAATGGTCATTAAAGCAAAAGATAGAGAAGAAGCAGATGAAAAAATAGCTGCTGAATATCCTGATGGAGGATATGAATATAAAGGTAAAGGAGCTAAATTTGAATATTAATATGGAGCCTGTAGAAATATTTAACCAGTATTACGGGACCGATCTAGAGTTTCAACCTACTGATAATCTAGATATTAAAATTAATAATCTTGATGTAGAAGATATGACCTATCTTCCTATGGTAGCTGATAAAGTATCTATTATAGAAAGAAAAATAGATGATTATACAGTATATGAAATGGTTTTCTTATTAACCGGTAAAGCTGTTATATCAACTATTGTGGGAAAAGTACAGAATAATGAATTTATCCCTTTCTCTAATGAAGAATTTAAGGAATATGATAGTCTTATACCTTCTCACCTAGAAGTACGCTTAAAACAAAGGTAAAAACACTAAATTTAATGAAAATACAAGTTCTTGACAATACATTCTATAGGAGACCCTATATTACTAAACCACTTGATTATATCACATTTCAAACTACTTCTAACGCGTATTTTGATAAAGATGGGTATGAATTAAACAAATTAGAGCAGGAATTCTATAAAATCAATGGAATTAACATAGGATTAGACCAACAATACCATAAAGCCTGTCAAATTGAGTGGTTTTCCATGGATTTAGAGGGTTTTGGCATATATACCGATCATTGTATGCTAGTTCAACGCATGGCTTATGATGGATATGCTAAAGATCAAATAGAAAGATATGTAAGAGGAGAGTCGTCGGTGGGTAAAGATATTGATAAAACCTATAGAAAACTACTAGAAATACGACCTAAATATGGTTTAGATATATCTTTAGATTACATTGATGACGATCACTGTTTTGAGTTACTACATTATGAAGCAGATTTCTTTGATATCGATCAAGCTATAGAATATAAGGAGAGAGCAGAGTCTCTATTGCTAGATACTGATTGGAAAACATTAATAAATAAAGTTATAGATACTAAAGATCAATGGTCTAAGCTTAATTCTGACGATCAATCTGATTATAAAGCACAAATCTTTGGATTTAAACGTGCTTTTGATAATTTAAAAGTAATAGGTATTTAATTAAAAACTTACTACCTTTCCTCTAATATCATTTCTAGGGAATCTTACTTCAAAAATACACGGATCTAATGCTGGATATACTACTCTATTAATAGTAGCACCATGTATATCATAGCTATATTGACTATATCCTAAATCCTCTCCAACTTTATTAGTTATTTCTATATTATTAACTGTTTGAACTCCTTCTACTCTATCTAATAAATTATATAAATTACGTATTTCTATAGGTTGATTAATATTCCATTTATCTAAATCAAAATATTCATTAATTCTAATAATACATTGACTTAATACAATATTAGCATTATAATTTGGTTGAGTAATAATTTCGAAATCTACTCCAATATTAATAATATATGCATCTCGTATCTCGACTGTATCACCTACCATTTTATATTCATTTAGATAGGTTCTGATATTTTCTTTAACTGTATTAGTTAAATAAGTAAGTCTTCCTTCCGCATTTTCTCCTAAAACATATAGATTAACAGTTTCAATCGTAGATGTTTGTTGATCAGATAGTTGAGGTTTTTGCGCATATACTTTACCGATTCGTCCATATATTGATGGTAAAGATAAAGCTCGTATAATATAATCATCTAATGTAACTGTTCGTAGTTGTGAACCGTAACTTGATAAACTATTTTCTTTAATTTCTGCAAGTGTATCACCTCCTCTTCCACCTGTTAATGCATCTGGATTATTGCATGATAAACTATTAATAACATAATTAGCTGTAGTTGAAACAGGAGGTACATTATTAAATCTAACTAATGTTGCATCAATAATATTTATAGAATTTGCAGGTGAATTAGTCTGTATACCTCCACCAGCAAACATTCTTATTTGTATAGTTGTATTAGATGGTGCAATACCGTAACTGTTAGTAAATATAAAATTTTGCGGAGAATATGCAGTAGTTAATCTATTTTGCTCATATGGTAATCCTAAACCTACATTATTTTGATTAGGAATTATGTCTTCATCATCTCCAGAGCTATATCTTCCTGAACCAAATTGTAATCTAATAGTATTACTATCAATCACTCTTAAAATATATCTTCTTTCACTTTTTATAGCTGATAATACATATGGTGCATCATCTATATTTTGTGTTTTATTAGGATCTAAATAATTTTTATTTGGTTCTTTTCTAAAAATAGTTTCCTGTCCTAAATAATCAACTTCATAATAAACATTACCATCCGAATCAATAACATCTATCATATTAAGAAATGTAGGAGCAGATATATCTCTACTTGGAAATTCTTCATATTCATTAAATTGAAGTGTTCTAGTAACTATATTACCTGAGGTAATTTTTGTTGTTTTCTTTAATAAGAAAAATATTGGATTACCTGATCCGTCTATCTCGTATACTGTTAGTTCAGTTGGATCTATTGATGATGAAACTGAAAAATCTAAATCATTTAAAGTATAAAATCTATATGCTTCGTTTCCTGCTCCTGTTCTAACGCTAGTATATTGAGGAACTTTAATTGTATAGCTATAATCTGGAACATATTGTGTACCATCAAAAATAGCTGGTATTTGTTGAAATATATTTAAATCACCGCTAGCTGCGTTGCTTAATTTAGGTTTATAACCATACATATATGCAGCTTGATATATGTTATCGGATTGTCTTGCTAATAATAAAAAGTTTTCTTGTATTTGATTATCAAGATAAAAAGCTAAAACATCACCAACATAGGCAGACATCTCCATAAATATTCTAGCTGGAGAGGCTGGACTAAAATCAGTAAATGTATTAGGAAAATACGTTCGAGAAAATGTAGTTAGATCATTTAAAAAGCTACCAAAATCTTTATTTAGGTATCTAATGATTTTACTACTATTATTATTTGAATTATATGTTGGCATATTATAATGTTATAAAAACTCTATCACTTTCACCAGTATTAGATATAAAATAAGAAAATTTTATTGTAATTTGATTTCGATTAAAGTCAGGAATAGCTTCTAACTTACGCACTTTTATGTTGGGAAAAAATTGTCCCAGCTTACTAATAATATAACCTTTAACACTATCTACAGTATTATTTTGGAGTTGTTCAAATATAAACTGTCTTAGTCCACCACCAAAATCTGTATTCATATATCTTTCACCTGGATTAGTAAGGAAAAAATTAAGTAGGTTTGCTTTAATAGAGTCTTTTGACATATCAGTCTGTCTAAACACTCCTGGTACATTAAAAGGAAAACCAAATCCAATGTAAGAATTTTTATTTAAATCATTAAAATTAATATTTTTTCCACCGTATGCCATTACTTACTAATTAAGTTAGTGATTTGATCTAAAGAAACCTCACCTTCAGGCATATTACCGCTAATAGGATCAACTCCTTGAGGATTAAATTTTTGTACATCATATGAATTAAAAGACATTGCTGTCTCACCTATAACATCCATATATGCTTGTCTTTTATTTATTAAAGATTTAGGATTAGGTTTTGATGTTAAAGTAGGTTGAGGTATAGTTACTGATTCAGTTATAGTAGGGTTAGAGTTATTGTTTTTTAAAGATTCCAAAAGAATATCTTTCAATTCATCCCTAAATACTTCTCTTACACACTCTTTAATTATTTTTTTAAATGTTGTACTTTTCATAAATCTTATTATTATAAATATTGTTATTGTGATTTTAAATTATTTTCTCTAATAAAGAATTTTAATTCATCTATTAATATTTTAGTATCCGCTGCAAATGAAAATTCTCCCTTTAATACTACTACATTATTAATATCTTTTGCAATAGCTCTTCTCCTTTTATATTCATTAGTAGTTTTTTCGGTTTCTATTTCAAATGTAAAATTTTGAAATTCTTCATCCGTTTCTTCTGGAGTTTCTAATAATCTTAATAGATCAGGATTAATAGGAGTTAATTGTTGATCTTTAGCACATTTATCTACTAATTTATCTACATTTGATAATAATTTAAGAATTATTTGTAATATATTACCTAAAATAGCTAAAAATAATAATATACCAGTATTTATACCACTTAATTTATCTAAAGTTCTTTTTTTATCTTCTATTCTAGATGATATAGTAGTAACTACATTAGCAGGGACTCCTACTCCTAAAGGAGCTCCTAACGGTATAGGTATACCTTGTAAAGTATTTAATAGTATATTAATAGTTGAGATTAATGTTTGTGAAATACCTAAAGCAATTGTTGTGGTATTAATTATTTTATAAGTACTATTAATTTTATCAGCTAAATTATTTCTTCTCCGTATAATATCATCTAATTCATTCGGTGTAGGACATTTAGTATTATCATTTACAATATTATCTTTTGACATATCTTCTAATTTAGATATCCCAAACTTTGCACCTAATCTTAAAGCAGTTGGAACTAATCTTTGTATTAAAGATTCTAAAAATTGAGCTCTTTTTTTACTTTGATTTATTTCTCTTGTTTGTTTATCAAATTTAGGTACTTTTTTACGTATTTTATTAGGTGATAATTCTAGTTTAGCATTTTCAATATCTTTTTCTAAATTAAGAGTTTCATTAATAAGTTTAATATCCCCTAAATTAGTTTTTTTAGTTCCATCTTTTAATACAACGTTAATTGTTTTTCTACTATAACCTTCTTTTGATATAATAATAGTATTAGGTATAGTATTGTATGAAGTACCAAATTTTAAAGAAAATCTACCTTTTTTATCAGTTTTTGCTGTAAAAGCAATTATTTTTTTATCTCCAATTTGTATACCTGGAATATCATTAAAATTTGGATTTTCATCGGGATTAGGTACACTGGTTTCGATAAAATTAGGAGATCCATCTAGTATTGGTGTATCGGTTTGTATACTAAGCCTATCAATTGTTCCGGATACCTCAGGTAGGGAGAGAAAATCTATTATTCTTGATACTCTCTCTCCATTAGGTGTATCTCTTGTAAAGGAATTTGAATTTGACGATATAGGATATAGTGCTAAGTCACCGTATATTTTATCATTAATTGATTTCCCAGCTTGACCTAAATCGTTAGGATTAATATATTTAATATGTTCAAAAATAGTCTGAGTTCCTATTCCTCTAAATAATAATCTAAATTTAGTAAAATTAGATTCATCGCTAAACATTCTTATCGGAAGATTAATTACTGTATTTATTTTACCTTCTAGATTAGCTTTAATGGATTTAACTATTTTATTATTTTCGTCTATTATATAAACTGTCCCGCCTGGTATACCTGTTCTTCTTCTACCTGAAAATACGTTTGTCTGTCTTAATATAGCTTCTTCTTCAAGAGTTAACCCGCTTTCAGTTTCATCAGTATTTGGTCTTACTAAATTTACTTGAAGACGAAAGTTAAAAGTATTTTCTTCAATAATAGGTTCGTTATTTACCTCTGAACTTACTTGTACTTCATTAATAGTTTGTAATGAATAAATAATCTCAGCTGAAATAGGTTTTAAGCTTACAGAGTCAATAACTCTTCCTTTAACTTTTTTCTTTATTATATTTACCTCACTTTTACGTGTATTTTCTTCTTGAACCTCTAATAAATTATTTTCTGCTATTTCATTGTTAGGTTCGGCTCTTTGTCTTCTTTTTTTATTTTTTGGTTTTCTTCTTTTTATTTTTTTACTGTTATCTAGTGTTTCAGTTATATTATTACCAGTAGTTATTTGACTAGGTATATTAACTATATTTTCAGTATATTCAACATTATCAGGTATAGGATTGTTAATTATATCTATTCCTGTAGTATTTAATTCACCTTCAAATACAGCAGCTTGGTTTTGCTGTACTTGCAATTCATTATCTAATTCAGTTGGCGATTCAACTTTATTAATTTGTGGTTGAATTATATTTGGTTTATTAGAAAAGTCGGATCTAATAATATTATTATATTGAATAGGAGTTGGAATAGTGGTATCATAAAATCCGTAAAAATCTCCATCATTATAATAACTTTGAGCTATAGTATCAAGTGTAATACTACTTCCATTAAGATACTGTAGTTCGTATTGATAATTTAGTTTTTCATCTCCAGGCATAGTCATTCCAAGTATTGGAAATGTAGTAGGAGGATACCACACATCACCCTCTCCAGCTGTTGTAAAAGATATACCTACTGTAGATAGTCTCTCTATTAATATATTTAATACTTTTTTATATACCTCTTCTACTCCTATAACTTGAGAATTGCCAAATTTTTCTAAAAAATTATTAGTATATTCACGCGCTAATCTTCTATCCATCTCCTTACGGATTGCATCTTTATTGATATTATTTATAAAGGCTGAATTAGATGGATCTTCACCATATTCAAGAGTTTGTATTGGCAGTCTACTATCGTTAGGTACTATAATTATTGAAAATCCTATTAATAATGCATCATCTGTATCGTTTTCATTTTCTACTATTAATAATTCATTAAAAGAATAAAATACTAGATTAGATACACTAACTTTATAATCATGATATATAGCACCTTGAATAGCCATTATGTTGTAAATGTAGTTTTTGAAAGGTGAGACTCTCCGCTGAGGACGCTTAATACTTCATTTATCCTATTCTGTGTAGATATAGCCTGCATAATAACTGGTTCGTTAGGAGCTGGTTGACCTCCAGGAAATATTTTACTATCTTCTAATGTTTCTATAAGCTCGTTAATACTTGTAAGAGCTTTTATAAGAAGATCATTTGTTTTATTACCAAGCATTACTGGTTCAGTTGCATTTACATTCCCCAGTCTAATATTATTACTATTAACTGAAAATTCATTCCTTGCATCTATTCCGATATTTTTACCTGATAAATTAATATTCTTTCCAGCTCCTATTATTATACTATCTTTTTTTGCAGCTAATACTAATCTATCTGAATTAATTAATATTTGAGGATTGCTATAGGAGAGTAGAGATTCGGGCGGCTCAGTACTAGAATTAAAGTTTATTTCAGGTCTATTTATAGGTAAAACTTGTGTTGAGGTTAAGTAAATACTACTTTTATCATCTGTAGGGTTTTCGGAAAAAGGTATGAAAGATGCTACCCCGCTATCATGAATACCATTATTTAGTATTGTAATAGGATCACCGTTTGCAGTACCGGGAGATGGATTTGACCATGAGTTTCCTGATCCAGGTCTAGTAGAGGAAAATCTTAAATTACTTCCAAATCTACCTTGAAATACTATGTCTCCTGTAAATATTTTTGTTTGTCTAACTCTTCCACTATCAATAAATGTTGAGTTACCACTTGGAGTTGGTTCATATGATCCAGCATCTGCTGATTTTGGTGTTATAGGGAGTATAACGCTTTTACTATTTGTTCTAACTGGATCTCTTAATACAAGTAATTCGTTGGTAAAGTTAGATGGATTATAAGAGGGGGTGTTAAATAAATTAACATTAGGTAGGTAATAGTATACTTGTGTACCTTCGTTTGTCTTAACTGGATTTTGTGAAAGAGATTTTATAATTATAACTACTTCTCCTATTAATGGATAGCAGGTAATATAGGGAAATAGTGGTTTTGCTTTTAAATTATCTTTTGGAGTACCGGGATTATCATTATCTATTACTTCAAAATTAATAGTTCCCATACTGTTATAGCCATCTTTAGCGTCAGGGAAGCCTGTACTATTATCATTTAATATAACTGATGTAACTATACCACTTAAAATATCCTGTGAATTAAAGGATCTTCTAGTTGGATTAAGAGTTCTATTTCCACCTGATAAAGCACTCATATTAATTATCCTTCAACTTATTAATTTCTTTCATTAGTTGAGCTTTTTCTTCTTCGGATATTAACTCTCCAGTACCATTATTTTCAGTTGATTTAACCATACGTTGTATTATAGTAGCTACTTTTATAAGTTGCTCATCATTTTTAATACCTAAATCTAAATATTCTTTAATGAGAGGAACTATTAAAGTTGCATCTCCAATATCTTGTATTAACGGTTTAAGTTCACTAATTAAGACAGAAATTTGTTGTTGTTTCTGCTTTTGGTTATCGTATATTTCAGATAAAATATCAGAAAACTTTTTCTTCTTAAAGACTATTTTATCAAAATCACTCATAATCTTTTCTAATAAATAGAAAAATTATGAATTTTCAAGTTCAAAGGATATCTCTTTAAATTGAATATAATTCTCTAAACCGGAATAAAATACCTTTTTTAATACTCTTACAACAGGAGTTATATGTGTTGTAGGTACATCTACTATTTCCTTAACAAATATATACAATGCTTTTTTATTAAAATTTTGTATAAAGCCTCTTTTTCTAAATATTTCTAAAACTGCATCTGCTATTTTAATATTATATTCATCATCAAATAACTTATATAAATTATCTGTTGCATAGATAGTGAAAGCATCAATATAGTCATGTAAATCTAATTCTTCATTATCCATTACATAGGAATAGTTAGTATTAGATTGTATTACTGAAGTATCTACATGAGTAATTTTTTTATTATAATTTTTTCTATTATATTGTATAAGGTAATTTTTTGTTATAGTACCAAAATATGAATATGCTTTAGTACCTTTAGATTCATCAAAAAGATGGATTTTTGATAATAAAAAAGTTATTACTTCATGCTGCAAATGTTCAATATTATCAACTTCAGTATTATAAAATTTATACCTATGTATAATATTTTGAGTTAATTTAAAAAAAGGATAGTGTATATGATCTTTATATATTTGACTTCTTACTTCACTATCTTTAGTATTATTATATTCAATAATTTTAGCCTCAGTTTCAAGCGTAAAATAATTTTTATCTGATTTTTTTCTTCCCATTATTTTTTTAAAGTAAAGTCTGATAATAAGCTATTAAGCTTTTTTATTTCATTAAAAAAGAAACCTATTTCATCATCAGACTTAAAAGAATCAGTTTTATCTAATTCTTCCACTTTATTATTAATAAATTCAATTATTCTTGATACACTATCGAGATAATTAAAATATGAAGACGTAACTGTTTCAGCTACTATTAATTTTTTATATAAATTATAAATAATAAAAATACAAATAAATAAAAGTATTACTAGAGTTGTAATTATCCAAACCATTATAAATCGTTTAATATATTTAATAAATTCGAATCTTTTGATTTTTTGGCTGTTTCTGTAATAGCTTTATTTTGTACTGATTGCTTTTTAACATTAAGATTAAAAGGCTTTTTTTCTTGTTTAGGTTGCTCTTCTTTATTATAATAAAATTGTTCGAATTCAATTCTAGCAGCCATCATATCAGCATGATGAATAATAATTGGAAGAGAGCTCTTAAATTTAGAATCTGGTAAAAAGCTAATAAAGTATTTTTTATTTGCATCATCATAAAGCCCATCATGAGTTTGAATACAAACATATTCATTTTGAGTTACTTTAATTCCATAATCTTGCAATAGAAATAATGAGCGATCTGGAATAGACATAAAATCTACTTCTGAGTTATGCTTATAATGTTCTCCAAGATTCTTACGTCTCCATTGATCAGTCTGTTGAAGATACATTAAATTTTCCTTATCACCTATCTTACCTAAGTCATGATTAATAGCAGAAAATACTAACTCCTCTTCAGTATAATCTTCAGTTCGGCATCCCATCTCTTGCCAAATTTTATTTAACTTAAGAGCACACTCTACAACGCGATTAACGTGATCAACATATCCTCCTGGGAATGCATTATGAAAGGAATCTTTATGAGATGCTGGATATAAAACTAAATCCTCTTCTCGTTCTTGATAAAAATTAATTAACTGCTCTTGTCTATCTCCAGTAATATAATTTTTAATATTATCAATAAATGTATTCCAATTAGATTGTAACTGTTCAGGGGTAAGATTCATTTAAATATATTTTTCTTAATATACGAAATAAATCTCAATTAAACAACTATCTTAAAAAGATAATGTAAAATTGCCAGTTCCTCTATATCTTACTAAACCCCCTCTTGAAGTATCAACAGGTGTAAACCTGACTGTATTTGTACCTCTCGGGACAACAATACTAAATTTATATTTATTTTGAACAATACTAGATTCAGATATTCCACCAAAAGCATCAAAAACCCCCTCAGTATAATCAACTGCCTCCAGAGGCATAGATTCATCAGAGTTCCTTTTAATATTATTTGTACTATCTTGAACTTGCTCTAACGTAAAATATGCAGGAGAATCATCAGTAGTAGTTAAAGTAGAGGATGGATAAGTAAATGTAAAGGTTTTAGTACCATTAAGTGACCCAACAGTAGTTCCTGCTCCTTTTAATTGTTGTGGGGTAAATGTAGGCATATTATTTCTTTATAAATAATCAAAAGAATAATCTTCCACAATATTCCATTGCTTTCATCTTCTCATCATATATTTTATTATTAAATTTAATTATTTTATTAATAATATTATATATTTTTTTAATTATTTTAAATATTATTTTAATTATAATCATAATATAATTTTGAAGATAATAAAAATTTTACAGAAAATCAACTATTTTGTATAATATCTTGGATTTTTTTTAAAAAACCACACTTTTCATACTCTTCTACTGATTCATAGTAATCTAAACAATCTAAAATATAAGCTTCTAAATTCTTTTCTGACCATAGTTTTATACTATCAACTACCATCTCATTATCAAGATCTAGATCCTTAATATGTCTATATCTTAACATATTAAAAACTAAATCAAATTCTTGTTTATTGTTACCATCAATATCAATGCCTGGTAACATAAATAATACATCCGATTGATTATCTACATTATTAATATTTTTTAATGAGTGTATTATTTTAAATTCAGATAATCTAATAAACATACCAATTTTAAAAACTGGTGTTTCTTCTTGATACAATTCTATATTATCCTCATTTAATAATTCACCATCAGTATTATTATCTTCTTTAAAAAATTTAAAAAAACGGTTTAGGTCCATAGCATTAAGATACGAAAAATAAATATAATAAACAAGTTGAAAAATTAAATTATTTTTCTTATATTTAATAAATATTAAAAATAAAGGTTATGGCGAGAACAAACTCTTACGGCAATCTTCCAATTTCTATTATCTTTAAAACATCTAATAGAAAAAATGCAAAAACAAAAACTAAGACCTGGAAAAATAAAAATATAGATCAAATTTTGTCTATGAAAAAAATACCCGGAATTCCAGAAAAAGCAATAATTTTAAAAATAAAGGTAGGATAATGAGTGAAAAAAGAGGAGATACTGGAAAGTTAATTTATGACTTTAATGAATGTTGGTTAACTGAAGTTCAAAATAAAGAAGGAAGATGGTACAGAACTACTTGTAGAATGTTTCGATCTTGGGATGGTCCTAGAAGAATAAAAGAATCTACAAATATGTACGAATATGATACTACTCAATTTCAGGAGTATAATGGTCCGCTATTTATGTATAATACGAATCTAGAGGTTGAACCGGATGGTAGATGTGATATAAGATGGGAGCCTGGTTATGTTCATACTCAATCTCTTAATAGACATCGTAAGTGATATTTATTAATATGAAAATTAATATAATTAAAAAAATAATTAGAGAGGAGATAAAATCTATGCTTAAAGAAGCAGCTCCTGGATTCAAACATGATTGTGCTGCAAAAGTAGTTCATAGTAAATATGGAAAAGGAAATACTATTCCTGAAAAACATACCTTAGTTAAGGAAGGAAATAAACATGTTGTAACACATTATGATGTTTTATTTGAAAATGGAAAAAAAGTAGAAGATATTCCAGTTAGTGAGTTAAAAATTATTACAATGACTGAACACTGGCATAAAGGGTATAAAAAGAAAAAGAAAAAATAGTTGGAATAAATTATATTTTTTCGTATTTTTATAAAAAATTAATATGATTAGATATAGTACAAGAGAAGAGTTTTGCGAAGGTCAAACATCTATCTTTGATGAAAGAATCGAACCTTTTTTTATAGTTAAAGGAAATAGTGGAGAATATTTAGTGTGTGAAGAAACAACTACTTCCTCTGATCATCACCTATCAAACGGAGAAGATAAAACAGTTGTAAAAGTTCATTCTTATCCAAGTACTTTTAATAACGCTCTAAGATCTATTATACATAGAAAAACTCTTCAAGAAGGTAAACATTACTCTACCATTAATGAATACATTGAAAAGTTTGATAGCATTATGAATGATATGCGAAACCTAGTTGGTTATTAAATAATATTTATTATATAAAGTAATAAAGGCGAGCATAGGCTCGCTTTTTTTATTTATGATATTTATTAATAAAAGGTGGCTGTATATAAATTTTTCCCAACCAAAGATGCATCTTTATATTCATATTTTCCATCAAGATCTGCTGGAATAGATGAAATGCTAGAAGTCTATAATCAAAATAATATTACAGTATCTCCACAAGTATCAAGATACGTAATAAAATTTGATCAAGAATCTATTGATAGCTTTATATCAAATAACAGTGCCACTGAATCTATTAATTTCTCTCTTAAAAATTTTATAGCTTATGCTCAAGGATTTAATCTTGATACAGAACTATATGTATATCCAGTATCAGGATCATGGGAAAATGGCACAGGAAAGTTTGCTGATAACCCAGAAACCACTAATGGTGTAAGCTGGTTATTTAGAGATTCTAAAGATTTAGGAACTAATTGGAATTTTGCAGGGGTACCATATAGTACACAATCCTTTAATACTACATATTCACCCGAAGGTGGAGGAGTATGGTATACAGGATCTGCACAAGGTAAGCGTATAGAAGTATCGCAATCCTTTTCATTAAGAAGTGATAAAGATCTAAATATAGATGTAACTGATATTGGACTAGCATGGTATAGCAGTTCAAACTCTATTGGATCAGATACTGATATTCCTAACAATGGATTCTTAGTTAAATTAGATAACTCTATTGAATTTAGTCTATCACAATCACAACAACCTATAAGCAGATACTTCTCCGTAGATACCAATACAATATACCCACCTATACTAGAATTTAAATGGGATGATTATCTTAATAATTCTACAGGATCATCTACCACCAATATAACAGGCAGTACAAACAATTGGGTAGCATCATTAAGAGAGAATAAAGAGGAATATCAGCAAGATTCAGTAACCAGATTCTTTATTTATGTAAGACCCAAATATCCTATTAGAACATATATTACTACATCTAATCAAGTAATTAATTATTATTTACCGGATGAATCTTTTTATGCTATTAAAGATTTAGATACAGATGAATTTATTATAAATTTTGATACTATATATACTAAAATTTCAAGAAACAATACTTTAAACTACTTTGATATCCATATGAATGGTCTCGAGCCTGAAAGATATTATAAAATATTAATTAAATCAATTTATGGTAATAGAACTGATATTATTGATAATGAAATGTATTTTAAAGTAACTAACGGTTAAGTATGGCAAGTTTTTATACTAATGGAGGTGAATTTACACTAGAGAACGGAGAGATATACATAGGGTACTACCATTTAATGGACTCAGGAAGGTATATGACTGGAATCCAACACTCAACAATGAGTGAAAGATTAATAGCAATAGAAGGAGTAGGTATAGAGACAGGTATAATTAATCTTGAAACTACTAAAATAGGAAAAGAGCAGTATAAAAAAAGAATTAATACCGAGTTTACAGAGTTAATAAACACTACTGAAGAAAATAATATTTTTAATGCATTAGCAGAAGAAAGTACATTAAATATTACTACATTTTTTGATCTTTATAATAAATTTTTTTATGATATACCAAAAACAGGTCAAATTAATTCACATGAAACATTAATTAAACAAAGTACAGAGTATATAGATTTTAACCCTAATGAAGATTTAATTAATTCATTACAAGATGAAATTACTTCTTTAAGAGAAGAGTTGCTTGAAGAGCAACAAAAAAATGCTGATCTTCTAAACTCTTTAAATAATTAAAAATGTCAAGAATATCAATTGAACTTCTTAAAGATTTATCTGGTGTATCAGGATCATTTAGTTTTTCCGGTAATGATGATCTACAATATAATGCCACTCAAAATATAAAAGCACAAGTTAGTGAAGAAACTTACGTAGAATACGTTTTAAGTGATCCTGAAAATAATACTATAAGTGTAGTTGATTATTATAATAACTATTTTATAGACAGCGATGGTGAAACACTTACAGTTAATCTGGAAAATGATATATTAACATATTTTAATGTTCTTTCAGGAGAATATATTGTTGAATATAATGTATATAATAAAAAATGTGGATCCTCTTCTGAAAAAAACTTTTTTATTAATGAAATATCACCATCAAGAACTGAAATAAGAGCTGATTCTAGCGTTATAGATGATTTTGTTTTAGCTGATAAAACTCTTCAATTTTTAAATGAACGTGAACAATCAACTTATTTTAAGGAATTTTTATTAAATTTTGGAAATAATAATCTTATTGCTGGTGTAAATATTGCTTTAGATACTACAAGTGATAATACTCAAATATTAATAAAATTAAAAAATCCTCTTCCTAACGATTTTGATATTAATAGTCAATTCTGGATAGTTGAGCAGATAGGTGCTAATCCTAATTATCTTATAGAGTTTTCTCCAGATATTAGAGAACCATTAACTGTAGGTATTCCACTATCAGGACCTAATTTAAATTTAATTGATAGAGATCTAACAAGTAAGGAAACCTTTACAGCTACTCTAGAATCCCTTGAGACTACTAATCTTCCAAGCTCCTCTATATATCAGTTAAATAGTGTAATATCTTCTTCAGGTATTAACATTAATTTAGATTATAATAAATTTGAAGAATTTGTTTTCTTTTCTTCTGCTACAGAAAGACTAAAAAACTTTTTTTATAAAATTAGTCTATTACAAGATTATTCTAGCTCTTTAAATACAGCAAACTCCACAGCCAATAATACATCTACAACATCTCATATATTTAGAGATAAAATTAATCAATTAGTATCAAATTTTGATAACTATGAAAAATTTCTATATTATGAAAGCGGATCAAATAGCTGGCCAAAAGTAAATGATACACCACCATTTCAACTTCATGTTACAAGTAGTACTGAGGTATTACAATGGTATGGATCTCTAGATGAACAATCATCAAATTATGGTGGAATATTATTAAGTGCATCATTGTATGATAATTTAAATAGAAATAATTTATTATACTCTATCCCTGAATTTATTAGACTAGATCCTAATAATAAACAATACGAAGTATTTATTTCAATGATAGGTCAACATTATGATAATATCTGGACCTATACAAAAGATATAACGAAAAAATTTGATGCTGATAATAGAATAAATTTTGGTATATCAAAAGACTTAGTAGCTGACGCTATAAAAGATTTTAGTTTAAAAATATATGAAAATAATTTTTCAACTTACGATCTATATAGTGCATTTACAGGGTTCCCACAAGATAGTAGCTCACTAGGAGTAACAGGATTATCAGATTTTCCACCACTAATTTATGGATTTTCTTCCTTTGGTAGTGGATTATATGGACCACTACCTTTAGGTACTCAATTAGTAACTAACCTAGTAACAGCTTCTAATGATATTATACCTATTGATGATATTAATAAAAGAACATATAAGAAAATATATCACAATGTTCCTTATCTTTTAAGATCTAAAGGAACTAAAACAGGTTTAAAAAGTTTAATTAGCTTGTATGGTATTCCGGAAACCATACTACAAGTAAATGAATTTGGTGCTAAAGATAAAGTATCAGGTAATGATTGGGATTTTTATAGAAAAATTTATAACAAAGCTTTATTCATTTCAGGAAGTAGCTCACCTGATAATATGATTAATACCCAATGGGCTAATCATGATAATGATAATGGATTAAACCCTGACTGGGGTATATCACCCTTAGTACCACGCACTGTTGAATATAGATTTAAATCTACTCTTGATCCAAACACCCTACCATCACAATCTAATATAAGACAATCTACCTTTACTATATTAGATAGTAATATTAGTTCAACATCATCATCAGTATCAGTAGTTTTAGAATATAACGGATCAGGATCATATACTGGCTCCTATTCAGGTAGTATTATGGATCCAAGAAACAATTACGCAGACCTTACCCTTTATGTAAGTGGATCAAGTCAATATTATTCCTCCTCGATTAATTTACCGTTTTTAAATAAAGATTGGTGGAGTGTAATGTTACAATATCATAGCTCATCCAATACCTTTGAACTTTACTCAGGTAATAAAATATACAATGGAGGCAACGGCACTAAACTAGGCTTTACTGGTAGCACAACCATTACAGTACCAGGAGCAGATGATACTTTATGCTGGAGAAGCGGAAGCTTAGCCCGAATAGGAGCTAGCAAAAATTCCTATAACTTTGCTCCCGGAATAACAGGATCAAGTGAACTATCAGGATCAGTTCAAGAAGTCCGATATTGGATAAACACTCTATCAGAAAGTGTATGGCATAATCATATTATGAACCCGCTATCAATTGAAAATGGTGTTTTAACAGGATCAGAATCTGCTAGAGAATCGCTAGCATTTAGAACTAGAGAGGGTGAAGATTATTCAATAAAAGGTACACTTACAAATACTATATCTGGAAGCTCTATACACCCAAAAGTAACAGGATCATTAATAACTACTGCATCCTTTATAAGTGGAGGTAATAAAAATAGCTTTTACAATACTACCGGATTATATAAATCAAATTCAGAAACTCAATTTTTAAATCAACCAGTAGTAGGTATAAAAAATAGAGTTACGGATAGAATTAGAGTAGAAAATTTAGAATTTCCTCAAGGAAATGCACTATCACCCTATCGTAGAATTGAACAAAACAATTATTCCTCAAGATCATTCACTGAAGGAATAAATTATATTGAAGTAGGATTTTCTCCCTCAAATCAAATAAATGATGATATTATATCAGAGCTAGGTGGATTTAATATTGAAGATTATATAGGTGATCCTAGATTAGCCTCTTCTAGCTTAAATTATTATCCTGCTTTAAATGATTTAAGAGATAAATTTTTCGAAAAATATTTAAAAAATTATGAAGTTTTAGATTTTATTAGATTAATTAAGAATTTTGATAATTCTTTATTTAAAATGATAAAAGATTTTACTCCTATAAGAAACTCTTCCGCTACTGGTGTAATAATAAAACAACACCTTCTAGAAAGACAAAAATATCCTGAACCTGTAATGACATTTACGAATGTAAGTAAAACAGGATCGATATTACCATCATCTAAAAATTTTATAACGGGATCTAGCGACTTTCCACAATATTCAACCTCTGGATCCTCTATATATAAATTTAGCGGAGGTACTGGAGGATCATTTGAGGTATTTAATAGTACTGCCTTTCATCCATACGGTCCTAACGGAACAGGGCCCGATAATAGATTTGATATAACTCAATCACTATCTGAATCTATTATATTCCAATCAGGAAGTACTGAAAGAATTTATACTAATCAAGATGAATTTTATGATGGTATTTTCCCTGGAACTAATATAATAGTAACAACTCAATCCTTAAATCCAGGTTGCTTACAGTTTTCTAATATAAATACCGAAGGTGTTGAAGTTGAGCATGAATATGATAGATTTGTATATAGACAACAAAGCTGTTCATTAGATAGATTTGAAAATCCTAATACAGCTCCTCGTACTGGGGAAATATTTTTCTTTAAAAAATTCGGTCAAAATAAATTTACTAATATTAAGATATCTAATACAACTAAAGCTGGTATAGATATTTCAAACGTATTAACGCAAATAACTACACTAGCTTTTGATTTTTCTGGTATAAATCAAAGTATAGCTGTAGATTTTGTACAAAGTGGTCAAGGATTTACTGAATATGAAGTAGTATCACCATTTAGTACTTACGATATATCCAACTTTACATCTAATTTTTTAAATTATTCAGCTTCAGTTGAAAAAACATCTTCATTTCATTTAGTAAAAATTGCAGATCAAGGAACAGTACCATCCTCATTTACTGAAACTATTATTATTGATAATTTTGATATTGAAAATGATCCAAGCGGACTTTTAAATAGTCAAAGTGGTATATATACATCACCATTAACTAATAATAGAAGACTTAATTTTACCTGTTCTATCTCAGGCTCTTATGCATTTACTAACAATACTACCGCAAATATACAGTATGGTGTAAAAGTAGGGTTAAAAAATATAACAAGAAACGAAATATTAAAAAGTAACGGATTTACAGTAGGATTAACTGCAGGAAATACCTTTACACAATCATTTGATTTTGATTTTAAAGAGGAACTTTTTCCACAACAAGCATTAGTTACAGGAGATCAAGTTGCAGTAGTAGTAGAAACGGATTTTGATAATAATATGTTTGATTTATTTGGATCAAGCTCTTTATCAATCTCCTCTTCATTATTTGCTATTAATCAAAATGGAGTAACAAGTAATGGTCCAGTATCAACTATAACTTCTATTCAACCAGGATACTTATCTGATAACACACACTTCTTTAATCATTTTGATTGTCAACCACTACTAAATAATGTTTCAGAAAATACAACTTCAGGAATATTTTTTGATATAGATTATTCATCAGGAACAGTTTTACCAGTAAACTTTTTACAAATTTTAAACAGAACTGCTGTAAAAGCTCAAGTACAAGATTCTAATTATTTCTCTAAATCTTGGTCTAATATAAGATATAATGGAGTAAAATTAACTAGTGCTATATTAAATGAATATACCGCTGCCAATACTCTTGTACTTCCTGATGGTACAATATGGAAAGGAGATATATCGTTTGGTAAAGAACCTGTGATAGAACAAACTAAACCGAATTTTGGGTTTTTTAAATTATTAGTCCCAACCTCTCCTGAATTAGAAAAAGGAACTCAAGTTAAATTACAATATTTAATAAATAAACAAGGTCAAGCATTTAAACCATTATTAAATTCTCCATCATTCTTTGATGTGGAAGGAACATATGAAACTAATAATTTAGTAGATATAGCTCTTAATGATAGTTTTCAAACTGATGGAGGAAACTTTCCAACTAATGCAGCAGCTGGTATAAATTTAGATAATTTTAATACTCAAGCTAGAGTTATAAGAGGAGCTAGAAGAGTAGATCCAATCCTAACTACTCAATTTGCATCTATATTTGATGGAAGTGTTGGTGAAGAATTTACAGGATCTATTAACTTTACTAATCCATCAGGATTAGATACCAACTTTAGCTTTCAAGGTGGAAAATTTGCTGATACAACTTACAATCCAACATCCAACCCAAGCACAGGGATCTTAACAGTAAGCTGCTCTAATGAGGGATACGATCCAGCAGGACTATACGACCACCCAAATAGTATATGGGAAAATACTACTGGAGATAGATTTAATCTAACACCAATACGCTTTAGGTTTCAAGGTGCAGTACTAAACAGTACAACAGCAACATCTAATATATCTATTGAATGGATAAGAACCGGCGTACCAAATGTATTTTTTGGATTAACTAATATACCTGCAAATACTTCTTTAATATTTAATGATGGTAGTGTTGCAGCTGGAGATCCTTTAGCAGTACCTGATTTAGTAACTCCATATATTTTTCCTGCAGCAGGGGATCAGGTTAGAGTTAGACTAGAATTTACTAGTTTAGGAGTTGTTAATTTACAAAATACTAATTTTTACGGAGAACCTGAACAACTTCCAGTAGTGGCACTTACAGGAAGTTTCTGGGAAACAGGAAGCGCGTTTCCTAACAGTACACAACTTACATCCTCTAGAGATTTAGCTCAATATTATAATACATCAACTCAAGTACAGTATCCAGAATCAACATTTAAACCTATTAATGAAATATTTACTATTAAATCAGGAGATCAATTTAGATTTTTAGGATCAGAAAATAATGTACATACAGTAAGTAATGTATCAATAATTAATCAAGGTGCTGAAACAGGTAAAATATTAGTTGATATTCAACCACCTATTGGTAATGGATTAAATTTAGATAAATTTTTAATTAGAAGATTTAATAAAGATGGTACGTCAGTAATATTAGATCTTAATCCTCCTAACTCAGGATTTGGTACAACAAGTGGAGTAGTAAAAAATGTTACAGTAAATGAAGAAGTAGAAAGTAATATTAATGTTATACTATCAGATTTAGTTAAGGATGGTACTATAAATTAAAATTAATATATTTATAATAATAAAAAGAGAATATTTATAATTATGGGTTACTTAAATAATCAAGTCGTAACAGTAGACGCGATTTTAACTAAAAAAGGAAGAGAGCTTTTAGCAAGAAATGATGGCTCCTTTAGAATTACACAATTTGCAGTAGCAGATGATGAAATTGATTATACTTTATATAATCCAACTCACCCTTCAGGATCAACATTTTACGGAGAAGCATTAGAAAATATGCCTCTACTAGAAGCTTTTCCTGATGAAAATCAAATTATGAAATATAAGCTTGTAACCCTACCACGAGGTACTGCAAAACTACCAGTACTCGATTTAGGTTACTCTGCAATATCATTAAAGCAAGGAGCTTCTCTTGCTATTACACCGCAAACATTAAATTATTTAGGTAACCAACAAATAAATGAAACTGCTGGATATACCTGCACTGTAGCGGATGTAAGGTTACTAAGTACCTTTACTGGGACAGGAATAAATTCACAAGCAGCAACAGGTCAAAATGTACCAATAAATCAAACACTTGGTACTAATATATCTGCCACTAGAATAGGTACACAAATTAACCTAAAAGGTACAACAATCAATACTTTATTTGGTAATAATGCTCTTCCTGGAGCTTTAATCAGAACAACTCTAACCTTTACTGGTATTGATTCAGGAGCTAGATTAACTATCCCATTAACAATTGAAAAAGTATAATAAATGAGTTACAAAAGATTTGATACTGAAGATATAGTAGTAAGTAGTGATTCTATAACTTCCGCAGCTTGGTCGGATAATGTTCCTACTTTAACAAGCTTTTTTACATCATCTATTCAAAAGAACGGATCCTCAGGGAAATATTATATGAGTGTTTATAACGGGAACCCTGTTACATCAACCTCTGCATCTGTTCAATTTGAAGTAGCTTATTGTGATAACCTTGGTAGTGGTAGTGAATTTTTTAACGATTTAGTACCTTTTTTATCACCAACAAGAACTAATTTTGGTCAATATAGAACATTAGTTTTAGAAGATGAAAATTCAAGCTTTAAATTCGGTAGTGAAACTAATATTGTTACAGGATCTAATTTTTGGGCTATCTCAGTCGAAAGATCTAGATATAAAGAAAAATTATTACCTGGAACTTTAAATTTACATCTTAGTGCATCCGGAGGAAAAATTAAACTTACTGATGATTCTAAAGAAGTATTAGTTAATACATTTATAGGAGCTCAAAGAGCATTCCAATTAATCTCAGGAAGTAATGGTGAATCATATGATACATCTAATGGCTATGTAGCTGGAAGTGGATCCTATGGATTATTTTTACCAGATATAGGAACTATTTTAATTAATCCACTTGCTACATCGCAGTCTATAAACCTGGAGGCTTCTCAAAGCTATGATTCACCTGGTTTAAATAACGATGCTATTTATGATGCTATTAGATTAGGAGGAAACTTTCAAGTTAACTCACAAGAAACCGTATCATCAGATTTTGTATTTGTAAGACTAAGAAATTCAGAATTTAATTATACAGAAAATCCTTCCTTTATTTCAGGCTCAACTGGAGAAGTAATCTATACCGATTTTATTAATCAACCTCAAGTATTTTTAACTACAGTAGGTATGTATAATGATGCAAATGAATTATTAGCGGTAGCTAAATTATCAAGACCACTCTTAAAAGATTTTACTAAAGAAGCTTTAATTAGAGTTAAATTAGATTTTTAAGGTGAATGAGCTTTACATACAAACAACTTACAACTGCTGATACTGTAGTAACTCCTTTTACAGTTAATAAAAGTTTTAATTTTGAAGGTAAAACTAACTTTAGTAGTTCAAATATAAATATTGATTTATTTATAGGAGCAGCTCCATCACAATCATTAAGTTCTAGTTTTGATAGTGCAAGCTTTGAATCAACCGGACTAAGAGATAATCAATATACTGAATTAGTATTTAGATCTATAAGGCAACTTTATTATAGTAATTATTTAACTCAAACATTTGGAGACCCTGCAGCTACTGCATCTTTTAATATAGACGGGACTATAAGTGGTAAAAGAGCAACTACTAATAATTATAATTTTTTATCTAATACCTTAACACAATCTCGTGCTCTTCTTCCTGGAGGAGGTAATGCTATAGGTGTACTATCTATACCAAGAAGATTATTCGGAGAAACTATACAACCTGGTACATTTTTATTTGATGACGGTGTATATAGATTTACGGATGATAAACAAGGTAATATTTTTACTACAACTAATATAGGAAAAACTCATGTAGGTAATATAATATACGAGCACGGTTTAGCAATTTTTACATATAAATTAATAGCTACAGGATCTTCTTTACCAAATACCCAAGCTATTAGAACATCCTTTTCAAGAGAAAACTTATCATGTTCATTTAGTAGCACTAGAACAATAAATGAAGCACAATTTATGTGTAAGATAAGAGAAAATGAATTTAACTTTTCTACTAATCCAACATTAATATCTGGTTCAAACGGTACTCCCTATGGTTATGTTACTGAATCATTTTTTAATCCATATATTACAGCAGTTGGACTATATAATAACAAATATGATTTAATTGCTGTAGGTAAACTAGCACAACCTATCTTAAAATCAGATATAAACGATACAAATATTATTATAAATTTAGATATGAATTAAAATGTTTTGGATTTACAAAAAAGGAAAAATCGAATCCTTAAACGATTTTCCTGAAGGTGCTTTTGGTTTTATTTATGAAATTGAACATATCCCATCAGGTAAAAAATATATAGGAAAAAAACAGTTGCATTTTACAAGAAAACTTCCTCCATTGAAAGGTCAAAAAAGATGGAGAAAAGTAGAAAAAGAATCTGATTGGTTAAAATATACAGGTTCTCATACTTTTTTAAAAGAGATAAGAAAGGAAAATAGATATGATGAATTACGAAGAGAAATACTTTTAATTTGTTTTACTAAGAAAATTTTAACATATAATGAACTAAAATATCAAATGATGTTTGAAGTTCTGGAAGAAAGTTCGTATCTTAATGATAATCTTCTAGGTAAATTCTACCGAAAAGATTTTATAAGAGAAAATGAGAGTAAATCAATTATTAGTTAATCTACTGAATTCAGTATTAGGTCCATCACGAAATACATCTGGAGGTAATTATTCTTATAAATGTCCTAAATGTAACCATCGTAAGAATAAACTAGAAGTAAATTTAGATCAAGAATCTAAACATTTTCAGAGTTATCAATGCTGGGTATGTGGAGATGACTTTAGTGGTAAATCTCTTTTGAAACTCTTTCGTAGATTAAAAGCATCCCAAGAACAAGTTATTGAATTATCAAAGTATGTTAAGGTACGGACAACAAAGATTAACAATGATATAGAAAATAAAATAGAGTTACCTAAAGAGTTTAAAAAATTTGATAGTTCTTTTGAATCAAGACGTGCTTTATCTTACTTGAAACAAAGGGGAATAACCGAAAAAGATATTGAAAGATATAATATTGGATATTGTACTACAGGTAAATTTCAAAATAGAATAATTATTCCTTCTTATGATAAAGATGGTAATTTAAATTATTTTATAGGTAGAAGCTTTGAAGAATGGTCATCATTAAAATATAAAAATCCAACAGTTACAAGAGATATTATACCTTTTGAATACTATATTAACTGGAATATTCCAATTATATTGTGTGAAGGAGCATTTGATATGATGGCAATAAAAAGAAATGCAATACCATTATTAGGTAAATCAATTAATAATGCATTAATGAAAAAACTTATCTCTTCTCAAGTAGATAAAATATATTTAGCATTAGATAATGATGCGATTAAAAAAACTTTAAAATATAGCGAATACTTACTTAAGCAAGGTAAAGAAGTCTATATTGTTGATACAACAGAAAACGATCCTTCAGATTTAGGATTCGATAAATTTGTAGAAATTCTACAACAAACACAGCCAATAGACGAATATTCGTTTATGTCTTACAAACTACAACTCATATGAGTATTTTAAAAAAATCTTATAATAGATTATTAGAAATTTCCGACGATCACAAACAAATTACTTTAAAAGATTCTCGGTTTTATCAAAGAAATGGTGAATATTATCCATCAGTTACTTATGTTTTAGGATGTTATCCAAAAGGAAAGCATTTTGAAGATTGGTTAAAAAGAGTTGGATACTCTGCCGATTATATTGTTAAAAAAGCAGGAGAGCAAGGTACTCAAGTTCACGATTTATGTGAAAGATACTTAAAAGGAGAAGAAATTAAATACTTTGCTGAGTTTTCAACACCATTATATGAACCATTAGTATGGGAAATGTTCTTAAGATTCGTAGAATTTTGGGAAACTTTTAAACCTACTCTTATAGAAACAGAGGTATTTTTATTTACTGATAAGATGAAAGTAGCAGGAACTTGTGATTTAGTAGTAGAAATTAATGGTGAAAGATGGATACTTGATATTAAGACATCTAATACGATTGCATCTACTTACGAACTACAAACAGCTATTTATAAAGAAATGTATGAAGAGTGTTATGGTAAAGAAATTCATAGAACTGGTATCTTATGGTTAAAATCCAGTAAGAGAGGTCCTAGGAAAGATAAGTTTCAAGGGAAAGGATGGGAGATTATTGAAAGTAAACGCTCATTTGAAGATAATATAGAAATCTACAAATGTGTTAAGAAGCTTTTTGATATAGAAAATCCTAAACCTGAACCATTAATGAAAAAATTAAATACTGTAATAAAACAAAGTGAATAGTCTTTCTCAATTTTTAGTAGAGTCCATTATGGATGAAAAAGGAACGATAGTTTCTTATGGTGGAGGATTTAAACCACCTCATAAAGGACATTTTAATGTAATCAAAAGGATGATTGAAAAATATCCTGATGCAGAAGTATACAATGTCTTTGTTGGTAGTAAAGATAGAGGTGGTATTTCACAACAAAATGCATTAGATATTTGGAAAATATATAAAAAATATTTAAGCCCTAAAGTATCAGTAAGACAATCTCAAATACCAATTACTGATGTTTATGGTACAGCTAAAGAAAATCCTGATAAGAACGTTATTTTTGCAGCCGGATCAAGAGGGGAAGAAGATGATAAAGAACTATTAAGGAGATTAAGCTCATATCATAAGTATGATAACCTCCAGTTAGATGTAGTTAGAGATGAAGGAGGTATTTCTGCAACTCAATTAAGAAAAACTAATCCTGATCAATTAGCTACCTTTTTTCCGGATGAATTATCAGATGAAGATTTAGAAATAGTAACAAATATAGTTCTAGGAGTTAACGAAGATACAACTCGTACTACTAAAAAAGGAGCCCCTGGTACATTTAAAGCAAAAATTACAAAAGCATATGGAGGGCCGGTTACTATAGCTAAAGCAAAAAAGTTTAAAAATAGAAAAGGAGCTACTGCTCATGATAAATCACAAGCTAATTGGTTTATTAATATGCATAGTGCTAAAGAAGGCTTTGATCCTAAGCTAGGAAAAGACCCATATGGCATTTCTCAATATTCTAGAGAGATTATGGAAGCTAAAAAAGCATCTGAAATGGATCCCCTCTTTATAAAAGATATTGAAAAAAATTATGGTGAAGTTGATTTAGAAAATGACTATTTTAATGATGAATTAACACGATATTATAAAACAACTGATATAAATAAAGAAACAGGAGGAATTACTCACGATGTTATTAATCTTCCATCCTTTAAAGATTCATTTGATAAACTAAAATCAGCATTCGCTTCAATAAAACAACTACAAACTACCAAACAAGTAGCAAACGACCAGAAATTTCCTGAGTTAGTAGACAAAGTTAAAGATGCATTTAATAAATATCGTACACATTTACGTACAAAATACCCTTCTCAATATAAAACTATTAAAGAAGAAGTAGATAAAATGGTAAATCTTCTTAATGAAGGAGTTTATGATTCTATTACTACTGAAGTTTCTAGCGATATATTTAATGCTTGGAAAGAATTTCATGATAAATACCCTGACCAGGAGGAATTTATTTATCAAAAAAATTACGAACTACAAGATAAGAAAGGTCGCGATATGGAATTTGATCTTCAAGCAAAAATTGTATTTAAAGAAACAGAAGAAGGTATTTATAGTGTAGATGGAGGAGCAGAAGAAGGAGATGAAGACATTCAAGGAGAGCTCACTGTAATATTCCAAGTAGATCCAAGAGATTTACCTAATATGTGGTCTACTATTTCAATGGATCTTAAAGATGTAGTTAGACACGAAATAGAACATTTATCTCAAAGAGGATATAATGTTGTTTATAGTAAAGAAATGGAAGATAATAGAGCATTAAGAGCTCTTATAAAAGCAAAACTACTACCAGATAAAGAATATTATAAGCTAGAAGATGAAATTCCCGCTATGCTGCAAGGAATGTACTTGAAAGCAAAAAAATCTAAAGTTCCTTTCAAAGATATAATACAAAACTACTTTGATAAAGTAGGATTATCTCAAGAAGATCGTAATGAAATCATTGCTCTCTGGAAGCAATACTTACCATCTTTATCTTTACCTCCTATCGATGAAATTATAAGAGAGCAAAAAGAAAAAATTAAGTTTAAAAGACCTAAATTAAATTATTCATACACTTCTTTACAACCTTATATTGATAAGGAAACTATGGAAGAGCATTTTGATAAGCATTTTAAAGGATATACTGATAAACTTAACACAGAATTAGAAGAAAAGAATATTACTGTAGATGCTGAAGATCAAATTCAAGCAATACAAAAAATATTAAGCAAATATCCTAAAAATACTAAGATTAGAAATAATGGAGGTGGTTTTTACAATCACGTTTTATATTTTGAGAATATGACTCCTGATTACAAAGCTCCATCAGCTAATTTTAGAAAGATGTTAGAAGAAAACTTTAATTCTTTCTCAGAATTCAAAGAAAAATTTAAGGAAGCTGGGTTAGGTCAATTCGGATCAGGATGGGTTTTCTTAATTAAAAAAGGAAATAAGTTAGTTATCGAAGCTTATCCTAATCAAGATAATCCATATTTAGATAAAGACTTTGATGGTAAGATTTTGATTGCTATGGATGTTTGGGAACATTCTTATTATCTTAAACATAAATCTAAAAGAGGTAATTATATAAATGATTTCTTTAGAGTAGTAGATTATAAAGTAGCTGAAGAAAGATTAGAGGAAGAAGAACTTTTAAACGAAAGTTTATGGGCAAATATAAATGCTAAGAAAAAAAGAGGTGAAAAATCTTCACATAAAAACTCTAAAGCTTACAAAGCTGCTGTAAAATCTGGAGAAAAGTTAAAAAAAAGTAAACTAAAAGAAGAAGATCCTAAAAAAGGTACTGGAAAAAAGCCTGAAGGATCTGGAAGACGTCTTTATACAGATGAAAACCCAAAAGATACAGTAAAAGTTAAGTTTAGAACTAAAGAAGATATAGTTGATACTCTAAATACAAAGACTTTTAAGTCTAAATCACATGCACGACAATCACAAGTTATTAACTTAATACATCAAAGAGTACGAGCTGCATACCAAAATGCAAAAGATCCAGATACAAAGAGTAGATTAAAGAGAGCTTTCGATTATATTACTGATAGAAAGGAAGCTTCTAAGGAAAAAACAAAAAGATTACAAAAGAACGAAGGTAAAAAAGGTGGTGGAAGAGGAAATGTTGGTTCTCGATATAGAGCTATAGAAAAAAGAGGAAATAAATTTTATTATAGACAAGATGATCCATTAGGGGCAGGTGTAAGACAAGAATTTGGTCCATTTAAAACTAAAGCTGCTGCTTTAAGGAAAATGGGAGAATTTCCTCCCGCTACAAGCTACAGAGATATAACTGAAGGGGTAGATAATCAATTATTAACTGAATTTATAACATTTTGTTGTAAAAAACTTGGTATTTCTGATAATTTTTTCGTATCTTTACATAGTAATAGGGATAAATTACAAACTTTAGCTCAATATAATCTAGTAGATAATTCTATAGATGTATATGTTAAAGATAGACTAATGGCTGATATTTTAAGAAGTATAGCACACGAATTAGTACACCATCAACAACTAGAAAATGGTGATATTGATTTAAATAACATGCCACAAGATATTGGAGGTACTATTGAGGATGAAGCTAATGCAGTAGCTGGTCAATTAGTTAAAGAGTTTGGTTATGATAATCCAGAAATCTTCGAAAATATAGACCCAAAAGCTCAAAAAAAGCATCAAAAGAATCCAACAGCAGTTCCATTTGGTTCGGCATATTCTCCTGTTAAAGAAGATGGTAAGGAAGTATCTGATAAAAATATGGATGATTATAAAAAATCAAACATTAAAGAGGATAACGGTAAACCAAAAGCTATTTTTATGGCTGGTCCTGCCGGATCAGGTAAAACTTATATTTTAAATAAATTAGGAATAAAAGGATTTACTACAATTAATATAGATGATGAATTTGAAGAGCTTTTAAAGAAACAAATTGGTAAAAGTAGGTTTGCTGATATGTCTCCTGAAGAACTTTCACAAGCTGCAAAGTTAATGGGTCAAGCTCGAAAAACAACTTCTGCTAAATTAGATAAAGCAAGAGAATCTTTAACTGATGTTATTATTGATGGAACTGGAGCAGCTTCTAATCCTATTCTTAAGAAGAAAAAACAATTTGAAGATCTAGGATATGAAACATTTATGATATTAATTTATGTTTCTCCTATTACTTCATTAATGAGAAATAAAGGTAGAGATAGAAGTTTACCACCAAGTGCTATTTTACAAACCTGGAAAGGAGTAGCACAAAATATGGAGATTTATAAGAAAGAATTTGGAGATAATATCGTTCTAATTAATAACGATCCAGAAGATGCAGATAAAACATTTGATGATCCGCAAGAGATAATGAAACAATTTCCATCTCCAAAAGGTAAACCTAAAACTCCAGAAGAAATAGAAAAAGCTCGAGAAAAGAAAAAGAAACTAAATCAAGAGATACAAGATTTATTAAAAATAGAAAGAGAGTTTGATAATACAAAAGATGCTAAATCGAAAGTTATGAATTTTACAAAAGGTTTTATTAAAGAAGAAAAAGAAGGTAAGTTTAACATCTATTTAGATATGGATGGAGTAGTAGCTGACTTTGATCAACGATTTATAGATTTAAGTGGTATGCTACCAAAAGAGTTCGAAAATAAATTTGGTCGAAAAGAATTTTGGAACTTTATAGATGAAAAAAATAAATTAAAATTCTGGGTAGGAATACCAGAAATGTCAGATGCTAAGCAATTAGTAGATTATATTACTCCACACGGATTTCAAATGTTAACAGCTCCTTCTATTAAAAAACAATCCTATTTAGGAAAAATGCTTTGGATTAAAAATCATGTAGGATCTTTATTTTCTTTTAAACCATATATTAATTTTAAGAAAGCAAAAGAAAAGCATAATGTTAAATCTAATTTAACTCCTAACGATATACTTATTGATGATAGAGAAGATACTATTGATAGATGGAATGCAGCAGGCGGCACCGGTGTACATCACACTTCAGCTTCCTCAACTATAAATAAATTAAAGAAATTAGGTATATGAGAGATACAGTTTTAAAAAAACAGTTTCAAGAAAAAGATATTAAAAGAATGCGTAACCTCATTAAAGGTGAGGGAAATAAAGCTACACAAATTCAATTAGGATATAAGAAAAAGCAAATTGATAGAAAAGAAGGTGATGTTTGGGAAGAGGATGGTCGAAAATGGACTATAAAAAATGGTATAAAAAAGAATTTTACAAAAAATAGTTTAGCAAAAAAAATTAATGCACCTCTTTTTTGTCCATCTTGTAATAAAATTATGAATAAACAAACTGATCCTTTCTTTTATAGTATTAGACAAACATGCTCAGATTGTTTTTACGATTGGCAAACAAATATGAAAGTACAGGGTAAGTGGGAAGAATACAAAAAAAATGTAAATAATAAAGATATTGATTACATGAAGCAGGAATTATCGCAATTTTTTGAAGCATTTACAACCTATTCAGATGAAAGCTATATAACGGAAGGAGGTGATGTAGAAAAATGGGTAGGAAAAACTAATACTGATGAAATGAAGAAAGGGTTAGATTATATGCTTAAAAAATTAGATGAGCTAAAGAAAGATTAAATTTCTTATATTTATAAAAATAAATTTATACTATGAGTAAACAGGAATTCAACATTCATAACTGGAGATTTAAACAAGCTATCAAAGAAGCTGAAGAAGAAGAAACAGTTGAAAAAGAAGAAGAAACGGAAGAAGTTGAAACAGAAGCTGATACTGAAGAGGTAGCTGATGATGATGAATCAAGAGTTCCTTATAATAGATTATACAAACTATTAAGCAAAGGATTAGGAAAATCATTTACAGAACTATATCCTACACCGGATTATTTCTTTGATATTGCTAGTCAATTATTTAAATAAAACAAATATTATGAGCAAATTAGCTAAAATAAAAGAAGTTTTAACATCTGAATATTTTGTTGTTAGTGTAGCTGGTCTTACCGGAGCAGTCGTTTATTTCAAGGGTTTACCACTAATTGGAGGTATTGCAATTGGAGTTGCTGCAACTAAACTTTGGGAGGTTTTAAGAAAATAATTTATGTTAATTATTATTAATTTAGCAGGTCGGTTGTAATATACCGGCCTGTTTTTATTTTAAATATTATGAAACTAATACAAGCATATAAACAAATAATAAGAGAAGATAAAACCTGCCCACCAGCTACTCAAGATTTAGATCTTAATCTAAAAAATCGTAATAAAGCTTTTAAAGAATATAATTACGGTCCAGCAGATCCAAGATTAGATCTTAAATTAGATGTTGATGTATCATCTATTAAATTTGATAAAAATAGATTATATACAGATGCTCAAGGGGAAGATATTTTTTTAAGTGAAGATGAGTTAAAAGAAAAAGGTAATTATACCTATTGGAAAAAATTAGCTGATGTTTATAATCAAGAAAGTATAAACGAATCTTTACAAATGAGATGTGGTAATTGTGCTGCATTTGTTATTACTTCAGAAATGAAAGCTTGTATTGAAAAAGGTATATCTGATGTAGAATCTGCATTAACTGAAAAAGCAGGAGAATTAGGTTACTGTCAATTTTTAAAATTTAAATGCGCAGCTGCTCGAACCTGTCAATCATGGGTTGGTGGAGGACCAATTAAAGATGAAGAAGTTGAAGAACGCAAATTAACTAAAAAAGAAAAGAAGGGATTAAGAAAATTAGAAAAAGATATCCCAATGAAAAGTTTTAAAAAGCAGTATGGTAAAGATGCTGAAGATATTTATTATGGTACGCTAACTAATTTAGCAAAGAAAAAATATTAAAAAAATGGCACAAGATAACTTTAACATCGGTAAATTCTTAAAAGAATCAGTAAAAAACTCTTATACTAAACAAGTAGCAGGAGAAGAGAAAAAAGAATTATTAAATGAAAATTTCGTTGGTTTAGAACCTATTAATACTATTCCTACTAGAAATAAAGAAGATTATGAATTAGCATTTTCTAAATTTTTAGGAGAAGAAAAAGAAGAAACTCACGAAGAAATGGAAGAAGATTTACATGTAGTACCTGTTGGAGTAGATAATAAGATTGATCATTCTAATCATGGTATAGATGATGAAGGTAGAATGGCTAAATCTCAATTATATAAAATTGCTAAATATGCTTCTGAATTATATAAAATGATGGATGATAATACACAACTTGATGCATGGGTACAAGCTAAGCTTACAAAAGCATGTGATTACGTTGGTACTGTAAAACATTATCTAGAAGGAGAGGAAGCAATTGATATGTTAGGAGAAGAAAAAGAAGATGAACATAAAGGATAGGATAAAGAATCTTGTTAAAGATGTATTTAATCAGTTAGAAAAACCACAGTATAAACCAGCAGGTTTAGATGTTTTAACTGACTATCCTTCTTTATATGAAACTTTAAATGATCTTTTTGATAATCAATATTTTAATTTTGTAAAAACTATTGATTGGGTATCTCCAATACCAACAACATTTAGAATAGTACTAGTTAATGGAGCTGAGTTTTATTTAATTTATTCTAAAAATTCATGGATAGCCCAAGTTGCAGGTAAAAAATATTTTTTAATTAAATTACCTCAAAAACAAAGAGCAGTAAACGCTATATCAAGATTATTAAGACATTATTATGTTGATGTTAATAATGAAGAAGATAGCGGAGGAGTAAGTATTGAACCACCAGCTGATGATACTCCAGCAGAGGAACCACCAGCTCCAGAAGAAGAGTAATATGAATAGCTTTGATTTAAAAAAATATCTATCTGAAAATAAACTTACTGAAGAACATTACTCAGTAAAAATACCACCTGCAATGATGCAAATAGCATGTAGATGCTTAGATAAAGCTAATATTCCACATAGTGTAGATAATACTACTTCATCAGTTATATTTAATAACGAATCTGGAATGAAAAGGGGTAAAGATATTTTTAATATGATTTATAGAGGAGTAGATCAATTTAATGAAGGTGTAGATATTGATGATAATGAAGCAGATTCTAGAGAAACTTCTGTAGATGATAATGAAACATATTCAGGTCAAAACAGAGATGAGACAGATAATATAGAAAAAATGGGCTTATAATATGGATCCTATAACAAGATTTTTAAATAAAGTTTCCCATAAATTCCCAAAAGGGTATCCTGAACTTACAGAAGAAAAGGATATTCTTTTATTACAATCATTATTAGAAAATTTAGATTTAAAAGTAAATTTACAAGAATTAGTTAAGTTAGAATATGATATTCTTTCTGATAAGGCAAAAAAAATAGCTGAAGAATTAATTACATTACTAGGAATTACTAAAGAACAAATTAAACCAGCCTCTAAAAATAAAATTGTTATATATGATGATAACAGAGATGTTTTAATTGATAGAATTGAAGATTCTAATAAATACGGTCAAAGAAGACATCCTAGAAGTGGTAATTTTAAAATAGATGATGTATTTATTATTTTAAAACCAGGAGCTAAAGGAGGTGAATATTACGAATTAAAACCACAACAGCTAGGAATTACTTTAGATGAAAAAATAACTCTTGATCAATTATTTAAAGAATTAGAACGAGGAGTAAAAGATAATAAAATAATGTCGGACACTCAGAAAAAAGTTCTTTTATATACTATTAATAAGCAAGATAAACCAAGTAGTGAAGAAATAGAAGAAGCAATGTCAGCTCCTAGTTTTTATAATGAAGTATTAAAAAATTTAGGAGAGCCATTAGGGGCATTAGTATATGGTAAGTCAATAGGAGCTGAAGGAGTTGAATTTCCTGGAGCTGGAAATTATCCTTTAATTGATTATTTACTGTATCAAGGAGATGATCAAATCCAAGTAAGTGCTAAAACTTCTAAAGGAATGGGTAATACGGTTAAGTTAAATGATCTTAAAAAAGTAGTTGAGAAAAAAGATGGTGAAATAGATGCTGATAAAATGTTAGTAATTGATGAAATAACAAAAGGATCAGTATTAGAGGGGCCCCTTAATTTGATAGAAAAAATAGGTAGCTCTACCTTAAAAAAACAACTAAAAGAATTTTACGAAAAATATCCTGAATTTCCTAAAATTAATAATCCTTATGATAGGGAAGCTCATGCAGATAGAATTAGGTTAGAAAAAGCATTAATTAAAGAATTAAATGCAGATCCAAAATATAATTACAACGATTTATTTAACGAATATGTAGCTGTAAGATATGTTAAATACAAACTAAATCAAAAAAATCTTGAAGATGGATTTGATATAATCGATGCAGGACAATTTAACGTAACACTAGCTTCTAAAAACAGTCCAGGTCATGATTCAGATAGAGTTGGTTTAGCAGTTAAAAAATTAAAATAATATGTGTAAATGTGGATGTAATACATGCGATGATAATAAAGCTCCTATTATAAAAGAGGAGAAAAAAGGACTTTTATCTGAAGGTTTAAAGTATCATCTTGAATATAATATCCCATTATCGGAAAATATCTATCGTATAGGATCCGAAGAATATTGTAAATTATTTCAAGAAGCTCGTAAATTATATACTAAAGGACTAATTGAAGTAAATGATAATGATAAGTGGTATCTAACTGAAAATGTTGGTGAATTAGCATATTTTAAAGGAAGAAAAGTTATATTAGATACTCCATTTGAAATAAAAGAAGCTGAATATCAAGGTAAACAAGTTGATCTTAATAAACCTAAAAGAGGAGGCAGAAAAAAATTTTATGTTTATGTAAAAACTCCAACAGGAAGAATAAAAAAAGTTGAATTCGGTGGAACTACAGGATTAAAAGTTAAACTTAAAGATACAGCTAGAAGAAAAGCATTTGCTGATAGACATAATTGTAAAGATAAAAAAGATAAAACTAAACCTGGCTATTGGTCTTGTAATCTACCAAGATATGCTCATCAGTTAGGATTAGGTAAAAACATGAATACTTTTTGGTAATGGATAGAATAGATAAATTAGTAGAGCAATATCTTAAAGAGCTTAAAGAAAAGACTGAAGTTAAGCAAGATAAGGATATTAAAGGTAGAAAAGGAACTCAACCTGCAAAATATCATAAAGGATTAAGCAAATCAACTAAAGCAAAAAGAGATGCTCAGTTTAAAAAGCAGGCTAAAATGTCAGATAAAGATCCTAGCGCTTATAAAAAAGCACCAGGAGATGCTAGAGCAAAAACTAAACCATCACAATATACTAAGAAGTTTGAAAAAATGTTTGGTGAAATAAAACAAACATTAAATGAAGAAGATAAAGTTACAAAAGCTTTAAAAAATAAAGCAAAAAAAGCTAATGCTCCTTTAGGTGCTCTTAGAGCTATATACAATAAAGGATTAGCCGCTTGGAAAACAGGTCATAGACCTGGTGCAGGAATGCATCAATGGGGAATGGCAAGAGTTAATTCTGTTTTAACTGGAGGAAAAGCAAGAAAAGTTGATGCTGCACAATGGAAAAAAATCCAAAAATACCGCAAAAACAAGAAAAAGAAGTAGTTTTTACCGATAATTCTTATCAAGATTATTTTATTCGCACTATTTCAAAAGATGTTGATATAATGTCCTTAATATGGCATAAAGATCAATACACAAGAGATATAGAAGTAATACAATCAAATAATTGGCAGTTTCAATTTGATAATAAAGTACCTTTTAAGTTGGAAAATAATCAAAAATTTACTATCTTAAAGGAACGTATACATAGAGTAATTAAAGGTAAAGGTGATTTAATTTTAAAAATAAAGGAACAAAAATAAATAAAGATATTTATAAATAATGCAACAACAACCACATAGATACGAAAAATTTAGAGTAATAAATACCATTTTAATAGTAGTATTAATTATTGTTTTACTAATGAAAGGATGTGGGGATGGTAATGGAGGTCCTACTGAACCTGTTATTATTAGAGATACTACATCTGTGGTTACTTATGATACAGTTACTAATGAAACAGTTAGTTACGTACCTCAATATTATGAGAGAGAAACAATAAAATATATTCATGATACAATCACCCAGATTGAATATAAAATTGAGCCAACTGATACGTCTGCCATTCTAGAAGATTACTTTGCTAAGTATTATTATGTGGATACTGTAATTCATACCGATAGTATTACTTTCATTGTATACGATACTATTACTCAAAATCAAATAGCAGGTAGATCTTCTAAGTATAATATTTTATATCCTACTATTACAAATACAATTACTGAAAAGCATTATATTAATGCAAGAGAGCTATATTTAGGATTTAATACAGGCTTTATAGTTAAACCCTTTAATTTAGCTAACGCTAATTTAGGAGTATTATTACGAACTAAAAGAAGATATATTATAGGATTAAATGGAGGAGTTCAATTTAGTCATGATAATGGTAATTTTATAAATACTACACCTTATTTAGGAGTTAGTTATTATCAAAAACTTACAAAAAAATAGTGTCGGATATTAAACAAATAATTAAGCAAGAATATATAAAGTGCGCAACTGATCCTGTACACTTTATGAAGAAGTATTGCTTTATCCAACACCCTCAAAGAGGTAAAATTAATTTTCATTTATATCCTTTTCAAGAAAGAGTAATGACATTATGGAAAGATAATCCATATTCTATTATTCTTAAATCAAGACAGTTAGGTATTTCAACATTAGGTGCAGGATATGCATTATGGTTAATGTCTTTCTTTGAAAATAAAAATGTATTAGCATTAGCAACAACCCAGGCAACAGCACGTAACTTAGTTACTAAAGTGCAATTTATGTATAATAATTTACCTTCATGGTTAAAAGTTGATAATGTAGAAAATAATAAATTATCTTTAAGATTAAAGAATGGTTCAAGAATTCAAGCTAAATCTTCTTCTCCAGATGCAGCTCGTTCAGAAGCAGTATCTCTATTGATTGTTGATGAGGCTGCATTTATTGATAATATTGGTGAGACCTGGGCAGCAGCTCAACAAACACTAGCAACAGGTGGTGGTGCATTAGTTTTATCTACTCCATATGGTGTAGGAAATTGGTTTCATAAAATGTGGGTTAGTGCACAAGAAGGTACTAATAATTTTTTACCTATAAAATTACCCTGGGATGTACATCCAGAAAGAGATCAAGAATGGAGAGATAGACAAGATTTATTATTAGGAGATCCTAAAAAAGCTGCTCAAGAATGCGATTGTGATTTTAATACTTCCGGTGATACAGTCTTTCCAGCTAATCAATTAACTCATATTACAGAAGAAACTACCGTAAACCCACAAGAAAAAAGAGGTATTGATAAATCATTATGGGTATGGGAGCCGGTAGATTATTCTAAAAATTATATAGTAGCTGCTGATGTAGCGAGAGGAGATGGTCAAGATTACTCAGCATTTCATATTATTGATATAGCTTCTAATACTCAGGTTGCTGAATATAAAGGTAAGTTACCAACATTGGATTTTGGTAATTTATTAGTTTCTATTGCGACTGAGTATAATAATGCTTTATTAGTAGTAGAGAACTCAACTATTGGATGGGCAGTTATTCAAGCAATCCAACAAAGAGGATATAGAAATTTATATCATTCACCGAAGGGAGGTAGCGTAACGGTTGAATCTTTCTTTTCTGAATGGTCCGATCATAGTAAGCTTACCCCTGGGTTCTCAATGAATCTAAAAACTAGACCATTAGCTATCTCTAAATTTTTAGAATTTGTTAACGATAGAAGTGTTACTATTAAATCTAAAAGATTATTAGAGGAAATGAAAACATTTGTATGGAGAAATGGAAAAGCTGCTTCACAAGAAGGATATAATGATGACTTAGTTATGTCATTTGCTATTGCAATGTTTATGAGAGATATATCACTAGCTTATAAGTCACAATCCACTGATATGTCAAAAACTTTATTAAACGGAATAGTTAACAGTAAAAATAACAATATTTATACAAATAATAGTATGGTAAGAAATCCATACGAAGTAGATTTAGATAAAGACAAAGGTCACGATATAAAGTGGCTTTTATAAATTTAAAATATGGCTGATATTAATAATCCAATGCCACCATACGAAGATGGTAAGAATGAAGGTCAAATGGGACCTCAAACAGGTATTTTTGCAACTCTTAGAAGACTATTTTCTACTGATGTAGTAATTAGAAATGCAGGTGGTAAAGAATTAACTGTAGTTGATAGTGATCATATCCAATCATATGGTAAATATGATACTAATGCATTAGTTGATAGATTTAATAGAATTTATACATCTGGTCCTACTTCATTATATGGATATCAAAGTAATTTTAATTATCAATTATTAAGACCACAATTATACTCTGAATATGATGTAATGGATACTGATGCTATTATAGCTTCAGCCCTTGATATAGTAGCTGATGAATCAACTTTAAAAAATGATATGGGGGAGGTATTGCAAATACAATCTTCCGATGATGATATTCAACAAATATTATATAACTTATTTTATGATATATTAAATATTGAATTTAATATGTGGCCATGGGTAAGAAATATGTGTAAATATGGAGACTTTTTTCTTAAATTAGAAATATCTGAAAAATATGGTGTATATAATGTTATACCATATTCAGCATTTCATATTGAAAGGCAAGAAGGATGGAATAGAGATAATCCATCAGAGGTAAGATTTAAGTATTTTCCACAAGGCATATCTCAAGGTCAAACAGGATACTATAATGTAATGGGAGCAGGATCAGAGGATAATAAAAACCAAATTATTCTCGATAACTATGAAGTAGCTCACTTTAGACTATTAACTGATACAAATTACTTACCATATGGTAGAAGTTATTTAGAACCTGGTCGCAAATTATTCAAGCAATATACTTTAATGGAGGATGCAATGTTAATCCACCGTATAGTAAGAGCTCCTGAAAAAAGAATTTTTTATATTAATATTGGTAATATTGCTCCTAACGAAGTTGATAATTTCATGCAAAAAGTAGTTTCAAAAATAAAAAGAACTCCTTATATGGATGAACAAACTGGAGAATATAATCTAAAATACAATTTACAAAATCAATTAGAAGATTTCTATATACCAGTGCGTGGTAATGATGCTGCTACAAAAATTGAAACAACTAAAGGTTTAGAATATGACGGTATTCAAGATGTAGCTTATTTAAGAGAAAAATTATTTGCTGCATTAAAAGTTCCTAAAGCATTTATGGGTTATGATGAAAACTTAGATGGTAAAGCAACTTTAGCAGCACAAGATATTAGATTTGCAAGAACAGTTGAAAGGATTCAAAGAATTATAGTGTCTGAACTATACAAAATAGCATTTGTTCATTTATATACATTAGGATATAGAGATGATAATTTAACTAATTTTAAATTATCTGCAACTACTCCATCAATTATTTATGATCAGGAAAGAGTTGCACTACTAAAAGAAAAAGTAGACTTAGCAAATCAAATAAAAGATAATAATCTATTACCAACTGATTGGATTTATGAAAATATATTCCATTTTGGAGAAGAAGAGTATCAAGAATATAGAGATTTACAAATCGAAGATGCAAAGCGTAAGTTTAGATTATCTCAAGTAGAAGCAGAAGGTAATGATCCTGTTAAAACTGGTAAATCGTATGGTACTCCTCATGATTTAGCATCATTATATGGTCCAGGAAGATATGGGCAAAAACAAGAAGTACCAAAAGGTTATGATGAAGAAAACCCAGAGGGTAGACCAAAAGAAAGAGCATCTACTATAGGTACTCAAAATAATAACTTTGGTAGAGATCCGTTAGGAAGTGGTGGCGTTAAGAATGATGTAAATGATAATGGACGTATAAATCCTAATGCAAAGAAATTCAAATTTAGTCAAGCAGAAGCTAAAGTAAATAATTTATCTAACAATGGTTTATTTAATCGTTTAGATTCTAAAAAACGCGTAATCTTAAAAGAAGAAGATGGGTTATTAGATGAAAATAATATTTTAAATAACGATTAAATATTTATAATAATAAATAAATATAATGGCTAAACATTCGAAGTATAAAAATACAGGTATAATTTTTGAATTACTTGTAAGGCAGCTTACCGAAGATACCATAAATCAGAGATCAAGCAAATGTCAATCTCTTATTAAAAAATATTTTAATAAATCTACTTTACTTTCTGAGTATAAACTATATAAAAGAATAGTAGAAAAAAAAGAAGATACAGAGGCTAGAGCTAATTTAATAATTGAATCAACTATTAAATACTCTGAAAAAATTAATTTAGAAGAGAATCGAAAATTAAAATATAATTTAATTAAAGAAATCTCTAATCATTATGATGTAAAAGAATTTTTTAATCATAATATTCCAAACTATAAACCGTATGCAGCTTTATATTGTTTAATGGAAGATAATAGATTAGATAATAGTGATTATGAAACTACTTTAAAGAATAAAATTACTTTAGTAGAACATATTACTCAAAAAACAGAAACTAAAAGAGTAAATAATCAATTATCTGATTTTTTAGCAGAAGATAAAGATACAAGAAAATTAGTTTATCAAGTACTTTTACAGGAATTTAATTCTAAATATGATGGTTTACTTGATACACAAAAACAAGCTTTAAGAGAAATTCTTAATAATATTGATAATAAAGAAAGATTAAAATCATTTTATAATTTAAAAATAAATGAAATTAAATCGGATCTTAAACAAGCTATTCCTAATATAACTGATAAAGTAATTAAAATTAAAGTTAATACTTTAGCTGATCTTTTAAAAGAGGCAAGAGTTTATAAGGAAGTTAATGACGAGTCAATAGCTAGACTTCTAAAATATTATGAATTACTTAAAGATATAGAGCATGGAGTCTAAATTAAGAGAAAGAATTAGAGGCTTGATTAGATTAGATGAAGTATCTGCAACTGCTACAGGAGCCGGATCTTCCGCCTTTACAGCTAATGCTGGAACTGGTGCACAATATGCAACTCCACGAGCTTTTAGAAAAGATAAAGACGCTAAAGGAGCTGAACATATTTATTATTATAAATTAGGTTTTAAACCGGTGCCAAAAATTAAACCAAGGTCTTACGACATAAAAAAAATATATTAATGAGCTCATTACAGAATCAATATAATAGTATAAAAAAAGGAAAAGGAAATAAAGATGGACTATTAAGAGAATCCAAAAGATTATTTCCAAATTATATTCCTAACTCTGCTAATTATAATCAAGCTATAGATATTTTAAAATCTAGACAAATTATAAATGAAAACGTTGTAGGACTTCAACCTATTAATCAACTTCAACCTGCTAAAAAAGAAAACTTCGAAAAAGCATTCGAAAAATTTTTAGCAGAAGAAACAGTAGATGCAAAAGCAACTGAAAGAAAACAATCTAAATTAGTGGATGAGCCTTTATCACATCAGTATCCATATCAAGAAAAAGATAGATTAGATAATCAAATATTTGATCAAATTATGTCTGGATATTATACTGAGATGAAAGATCCTAAAAATACTGATAAAACTGAAGAAGAATTAAAAGCAATTGTTCTTAAGAATCTTGAAAAAGATCCATTATATTATACTAAAGAAGCACAATTTGGTATTAAAGGTCTCGGATATAGAGATGACGTACCTGGTGCAGGTTTAGTAAAAGAACCAACTGGAAAGTATAAAGCTTCTGGATATGGTGATCTAAAAGAGAGTAAACAAGTAACTGAAGCTTCTTCAATGCCAAGCGAAGAATTATTATCTTTATTAGATGATATGTTAGAAGATTTAGTTGATAATTCTGTTGACGCAGAACAAGCAGTAAAAAAAGTAATCAGTATGAATCCTGCACTTAAGCATTATGAAACTGCACTTTTACAATTAGCTGAACCAAAATTCCCATGAAGCAAGTTTTAGTAGAAACGATTAATTTTTCACCTGTTAGAGCACTAACAGAGTCAAAATCTCATAGAGGTAATCCTATAGTAGAAGGAATACTTGCTACAGTAGAGACTGTAAACGAGAACGGTCGTTTTTATAAAAAGTCTATTTGGGATAGAGAAGTAGATAAATATAAAGTACTAATAGCGGAAAAAAGAGCATTAGGAGAATTAGATCATCCTGATTCTATGAATATAAATTTAAAAAATGTTTGTCATAATATTGTAGATTTATATTGGGATGGTAAAAATATAATGGGTAAATTAGAAATCTTACCAACACCATCAGGTCAAATAGTAAAAAATCTAATTGATAATGGAATTACTTTAGGAGTATCTTCTAGAGGAACAGGTACATTACAACAAAGAGATGGTGTAAATGAAGTACAAGATGACTTTGAGCTATTATGTTGGGACTTTGTATCTACACCATCTAATCCAGGATCATTTGTACATCCTATAAGAGAATCAAAAGAATTTAAATCTACTCCTATTACAATACATAATACTATTTCTGAACTATTATGTATGCACGGTCAGTGCGAAATATAATTTTTATATTTTTAACTATATTTATATTATATCACCATCCTAATATGGTGTAACTAATATTATATTAATACTATTATATCTCTACTAGATATAGAATTTCAAAACATTTATTATGGCAACATCTGATATGTTAAGACAAGCTATTGCTGATGCTAAAATTATTAAAGAGACAGCAATTGCTAATGCTAAAAACGCATTAGAAGAGGCATTTACGCCTAAGTTAAAAGAACTTCTTTCTGAGAAAATTGAAGAAATGGATATGGAAGAAGAAATGGATGAGGGTATGTATTCTGAAGAAGAAAAGATGCACGAAAAAGATATGCACGAAGGTGACATGGATGAAGAAATGCATAAAGAAGAAATGCATAAAGAAGAAATGCATAAAGAAGAAACATCTGAACCTCATGGTAATATTGGTCAACATACCCCAGAAGGAGAACCTCTTGGTTTTCTAGAAGGAGATATGGAAGAAGAAATGACTGAAGAAGATCTCGAAGAAATGCTTAAAGAGATGGAGAAAGAAATGCATGAAGGTGATATGGAAGAAGGTGAAAAGATGCATGAAAAAGATGACATGCATGAAGAGAAAGATATGCACGAAGGTGACATGGATGAAGAAAAACATCACGAAGAAAAACATCACGAAGAAAAAATGCATGAAGAAATGGATGAAGAAAAACATCACGAAGAAAAAATGCATGAAGAAGTATCTGATGAAGATTTAATGGATCTTATTAAAGATGTAGTTAAATCTATGGCAGATGCAGGCGAGCTAGAAGGTGTAGAAGTTGAATTTGATGAAACTGAAGAAGAAGGTGAAGAAGAAGAAATGGAAGCACCAGAAACTGAAGAAGAAGAAACGGAAGAGCTTGCTGAAATGAGAAAAGAAAACGCTGAATTAAAAGAAGCTGTAGAGTTTCTAACAACTCAGCTTAATGAAATTAACGTACTTAATGCTAAATTACTTTACGTTAACAAAATTTTCAAAGCTAAAAACTTGTCAGAAAGTAAAAAAGTTAAGCTATTATCTCAATTCGATGGAGCTAGTTCCATCAAAGAGGTGAAATTAGTTTATAATACTGTAGTGGCAAATCTAGCAGAGGAAACTAAAGTTACTAAAAAGACGTCTTTGAAAGAAGGTGTAGGTAGAGCGTCAAAACCTAGCGGAGTTTCAAGTAGAAAGCCAATTGTAAATGTTGATCCAACAATTGCAAGGTTTCAAAAACTCGCAGGTATTAGATAATTTTTTAACAAATAACAATGGCAAATTTAATTAACAACTTGTTAGAAAGCTCTGCTTCAGGATGGAAATCCATGCAGGGTGATGCGGCGCGCTTAGCCGGCAAGTGGGCTAAAACTGGTCTACTTGAAGGAATTGAAGGCGAAGTAGAGCGCAATAATATGGCTATGATTCTTGAGAATCAGGCTAAACAACTCGTAGTTGAGCAATCATCTACACAAGGAGGTTCAGCATTTACATCTAATGCAGGAACTGGTGCTAACTGGGCAGGAATTGCTCTTCCGTTAGTAAGAAAGGTATTCGGACAAATTTCTTCTAAAGAGTTTGTTTCCGTACAACCTATGAACTTACCTTCAGGTCTTGTATTCTTTCTAGACTTCCAATATGGTGGTACAGGAGATGCAACAAATAAAACATTTACAGCTGGAGGTAATGTATTCGAATCAGGATCTATGTATGGTCTTACTGATTCAGGAGGAGGTGATCCATCGGAAGGTCTTTATGGAGCAGGTAGATTTGGTTATTCATTAAACCAGTTCTCTTCTTCAAACTTGACTTTCCATTCTGGATCTACTTCAACTTATGCTGTTAATACAGCATCTCTTGCTGTTTGGGCTGACGTTCAGTATAATTCTGATCTTTCAGCTTCAGTTGCAGCAGGTGAACTTACTAAGATTGTTGTAGATGCATCTGATTTAACTACTCCAGATCTTAGAGCAGTAAGATCATTTGTACTTACATCTGGTTCAAGCTTAACAAATATTGCTAATTCATTACCAAAGTATACTACTACTAGAGATAATGATACTAAAGTAGTATTTGTATTTGATAATCAGATCCGTACGATTATGAAAGATACTCGTACTGATTATAACTGTTTCTTCTATAAGCAGCCTGAAGATAATTCAAGAGGTGATTTTGAAGATAATTCAGGTGCAGGTCGTCCTAATGCAAGAACACAAGCTACTGATGCATTAAATATTCCTCAAGTAGATGTGAAGCTTAAGTCTGAAGGTATTATTGCTAAGACTCGTAAGCTTAAAGCACAATGGACTCCTGAATTCGCTCAAGATTTGAATGCTTATCAAGCACTTGATGCAGAAGCTGAATTGACATCTATTATGTCTGAGTATATTGCACTTGAGATTGATCTTGAGATTCTTGATATGCTTATTGTAGATGCAACTGCTGCTGACGAGTATTGGTATGCTACTAATAACCGAGCTCTAAATTCAACTAAAACTGGATACGATGATGCTGGATTTTATAATACTCAAGGTCAATGGTTCCAAACTTTAGGAACTAAGATGCAAAAAGTATCTAATAAAATCCATCAGAAAACGTTAAGAGGAGGAGCTAATTTTGTAGTAACTTCACCAACTGTAGCAACAATTCTTGAGTCTATCCCAGGATTTGCTTCTGCAGGTAATGGAGATGCTGCTGCAGCTACTTATGCTTTCGGTATTCAAAAAGTGGGACAACTTAATAACAGATATACTGTTTATAAGAACCCATATATGAATGAAGGATTAATCTTAATGGGATATAGAGGATCTCAATTCCTTGAAACTGGTGCTACTTTTGCTCCATATATTCCATTGATCATGACTCCTTTAGTATACGATCCAGAAACCTTCACACCACGTAAAGGTCTATTGACTCGATATGCTAAGAAAATGATTCGTCCAGAATTTTATGGTCGTATCTTTGTCAACGACTTGAACGTACTTTAATATAATCGTTTAAGTTAGGAAATTAGGGGGGACTTCGGTCCCCTCTTTTTTTTGTATATAGGTTATACCTCTTATGAGAATTTTTAATATTTTTTTATGTTCATATCTTTTGCTATTAATCTATTTATTAATAACTTAACTGTTTTAAATGAATACAAATAATAATAGTTCTCAAAAAAGGAAACCAAAGAATCCAATTAAATTTAAACTACAACTTACTGAAGAACAAAAACTAGGAAAAGCTACTATCTTAGATAATAAGATTACAGTTGTTACAGGTAAAGCGGGATCTTCTAAAACTTTTTTATGTTGTAATGTAGCTTTAGATTTATTATTTACAAAGCAGATCGAAAAAATTGTTATTATGCGACCTATGGTTGGTACTGAAGATATAGGACATTTACCTGGAGATATTAATGATAAAATGCAACCCTGGATGACTCCTATTATAGAAAATATGTATGATTTATATGATAAAACGAAAATAGAAAAAGAAATAGTAGAGGGTCGTATTCGAATTTTACCTTTACAATTTACACAAGGAGTAACATTTAGAAACTCTGCAGTAATAGTTGATGAAGCACAAAATTGTACAAAAGAACAATTAAAAATGATTCTTACTAGAACTGGTATAGATTCTAAAATAATGATTGCAGGAGATCCTCAACAAATACAAATAAGAAGAAAATCAGATTCAGGATTATCAAAATTAATAGATGTAGCGGAAAGAATTGATAAATTAGCTTTAATTCATTTAACTTCTAATTATAGAGATCCTATAGTAGAGCAAATTATAGATGAATACGATAATTAAGATACTTATAATAATAAACTATAAGTATGGCAGCAGGTAAATATAATTTTACAATTGAACAAGGAGCTACTACTAATTTTGAAATAGCTTATAAAGATTCTAATAATAATCCTATAGATCTAACAAGCTACTCAGGAAGATTACAAATTAGATCTAATTTTGCAGATGATTCTGGAACTATTTTTTTAACTCTTTCTTCATCTAGAAATAGTGATGGTACAGGACTAAATTTTAGTGGATCTAATAGTATAACTCCACCAACTTCAGGTAGTATAGGTATTTTTATTGCTGCATGTACTAGCTCTACCTTAACATTTAATCAAGCTTTATATGATTTAGAAATATATAGTGGTAGTAGTGAATGTCCATTTACGGTTAGACTAATTCAAGGAACAGTAAAATTAAGTAAAGAAGTAACTAGAATATAATGTCTAATACAGTAAACGTAAATACTAATAATAATATAGTAACTGTTAATCAAGGGGCTACTGAAATAATTTCAGTTTCTACACCTGGACCTAGAGGAGTTAACGGACCAGCAGGACCAGCAGGACCTACAGGAAGTATTGATTCTGGATCATTTGCTACTACAGGTTCAAATGTGTTTATAGGAGATCAAACAATAACCGGGTCTTTATTAATATCAGGATCTTCTACTTTTACAAATATAGGTCCTGCTATATTTTCAGGATCTACTACTATAACAGGTAGTTTAAATATTACCGGATCATTAACAATATCTGGTTCAGGAGATATAATTACTAGTGAAGATACAGGATCATTTGTTACTAATTCTCAGACTAGTTCGTTTGTAACTAACTCTCAAACAGGATCTTTTGCTACTACAGGGTCTAACTCATTTACTGGCAGTTTAGATGTAAGTGGAAGTTTAATCATAACAGGATCTATACTAATATCAGGTTCAGGAGATATTATTACGAGTAATGATACAGGTTCGTTTGTAACTAATTCTCAAACTGGGTCTTTTGTAACTAATTCTCAAACTGGGTCTTTTGCCACTACAGGCTCGAACTCATTTACTGGTAGTTTAGATATAAGTGGAAGTTTAACTATAACAGGATCATTAACAGTTTCGGGTTCAGGAACTTTTAATAATATTGGTCCTTTTAATCAAACAGGTGAATCATCATTTATTGGTAATATAACATCATCCGGTAATATTAGTGCAAGTGGAGATATAATAGGTGATACTATTAAAACAAATACTATAGATTCTCTAGGAAGTGGTTTTGTTAGCATTGTACCCATATCAAGTAGTCAAATGAAATTATCTGGTGTAGATGCTAACTCCGGTATATATTTTGCTAATCTTAGTGATAAACCTATTTTTCATACTTTTAATGATGTTTTAACTCTAGGCTCTCTTGTACATCAAACACCTATCAAGTTACTATATGATGTAACTGCATCGGCAAACATAAGTGCAAGTGCAATTATACAAGCTGGAACAATTCAATCTAATGGTGTATCAACAGCTAAAACAAGAGTAATTATTGACCCAGGAACTGGGAATGGAGCACAGTTGGAAATGTCATCAGCTGGAAATCTAGCAATAGCTACTGATGAAGGAGGTACACTAACATCTACTACTTTTCTTAGTAATAATGTTATAGCATCTAATAATATAAGTGCAAGTGGAGAAATGGCAGCCGATTCTTTTAGAATAGAAAATCGTGCATCAGGAGTTACTGCTGATTTAATAATAACAGGATCTACATTTGATGGAGATTCGAGAGATGTACAAATCATTTATCCTAGTCATGGATTACATTTTAATAGTGATGCATCCCATAATCGCACATTAGCATTAGCAGGTCCTAATGTAGGAGTAAGAATACAACCAGATAGTAGCAAAGCAGCTTTAACTGTATCTGGTAGTATTAACTTAATAGATGGTCATATAACAGCATCTGGTAACATAAGTGCAAGCGGTGATATAATAGCTAATAAAGTAACAGCTGATGTAGTTGATACTAGCTTTGAAACATTTTTAAATTTTGAAGCCGCTACCGCATTTACATTTATTGCTCCATTTCCTATGACTATAAACTTTACAGGTTCATCTACAAGTTCAATGGATTTAGCAGGATTTGTAACAGCAAGTGCTAATACAAGTTCTTTTTCTTCTCAACAAGTTATACCAATAACATTAAATAGATTTGATAAATTAAAAATAACTCCATCATCATCTGGTTTATTTACTCTAAGTGGTTCTAGAATAATATGATACAATACATAAATATACCCGCACCCTCAACTGGAGGAGGATTTGATTTAACACTATCTCAATCAGTAACTAGAAGTGTATATCTATCTGGTTCAGCTACCTTTACAGCTACTACTGATACAGCAGGAGTAACTTTAACAACAGCTGATTGGTATGATAATGGAAAATATATAGGATCAGGATTAACTTTACCATATACATCTAGCTACCTTCTCGGTGATGTTGAAATAAAATGTGTAGCTTCTGATGGTACCTCAGCTGCATCAGGTTCATTTACTCATGAAGTAGTAGGTATAATTTATGATGATGTAAGACCTGATTGGCCTGATATTAAATCTCTTGTTAGTGACGGAGATGAAAAAATTGTAATTCAATCAGCTGTTTTTGAAACAGGATCAAACTTTTTAGGATTTAGAGTACAAGGAGCTTATACTGTAGATTGGGGTGATGGAGTAACAGAAAATTTTGCTGATGATGCTGATTGTGGTCATTTTTATACTTCATCGGATTTTCCTGCATCTAGCGGTTCTTCAAGAGGATACAAAGTAGCAACTGCAACTGTTACTCCTCAAGGAGGTCAACAATTAACTACATTTGAATTTGGTCCATTTGATCCACCATCACCAGCTGTTGCAGGTACAGTAAGTACAGCTTTAGATATTAGATTAGCTGGTGGTAACTTTACAAACGTTAGAGTAGAACAAGATGATCATATCCCAAGACCTATGCTTGAAAGAGTAGAATTTGTTGGTGATGGAGGAACTTTTGTAAATGCCGGTTTTGCAATTGCCTCAAATCCAGCACTCCTATACTTTAGAATGCCTAATCCTAATGCAACTAATCTACACTTAGATGCAGATTTTGCTTCTAATAATTCATTGCGTGCATGTACAATCGGTGACAGAGAATATAGACAAGATGTTTCCTCTGCTACAGGTTTAAATAGCACTTTTTCAAATAATCACTCTATGTACCATTATGATGGTCCTTCAGGTAGCTTAAGTGCATCTTCTGCTGATTCTTTACAAAGTTGTTTTGCAAATAATTATTCTTTAAGAAATGTAGGTAATATGGAGTTTACCTCATGTACATCTAATAATGCAACTTTTCAAAATTGTAATAATTTAGTAAAAATAGGTAATCAAACGGTTAATGAAAATGGAAGAGCTAATTCAGATGGTAAATTTGCCTTTCCTAATTCAACTACCACAGTCAATATGTTCAAAAGCTGTATTCAATTATCCTCTGACCTGTTTCCACCTAATCTAGTATTTCCATCTGTTACTCAAGCAGATTCTATGTTTCAAGGATGCTCTTCATTAGAAGTATTTAGACCTAACCCTG